TTGCTGATATTCCATTGGATGATAAAAATGCATGGGATTTAATTGATTCATGTGATACAATGGGTATTTTCCAAATGGAAGGTGCTATTGGTAAAGATATAATCAAGCAAATTAATCCTAGAAATATCGAGGAACTTTCAGCAGTCAATGCATTTGTGCGACCAGGTACAAGTGGGTTAGAGAATTACTGTGAAGCAAAAAAAGACCCATCCAAAATTACAAAATATCATCCAAAATTAGATAAATGGCTTGCTCCTACATACGGGTCCATCGTGTATCAAGAAGAAATCTTAGGTCTAATTTCAGAAATGATGGGAGTTTCTTTTGGTAGAGCAGATATTTATCGCCGTGCATTAGAAAAACCGAATAAAAAAGGAAATAAAGAACTTGTAGATGATTTTGTTCAAAATGGTGTACAACGTGGTATTGAAAATGGTATTCCAAAAGAAGCTGGAGAAAGAATACAAAAGGCGATTATAGATAATGCAGGTTATCTCTTTAATAAGAGCCATTCAATTGCATATAGTTATATCTCATATTGGACTGCGTATATTAAAGCCAATTTCCCATTGGTATTTTATATTTCGCTGTTCAATACTGAACCTGTTTCTAAATTGCAAGATTGTATTCAAGAAGCAAAAAAACATGGAATTAAAATTGAACCGCCTGATATGTCAAAATCTAAATTTGAATCTACTATTGAAGATAAAGAAAATATGGTAATTCGCATGGGATTAAATTGTGTTAAAGGTGTTGGTGAAAAAGCAGTTGATGAAATTGTTCCTAATCAACCTTATACAGATTTCCATGATTATTTTGAACGTGCAGGTAAAGGCGCAGGAAAAGGCGTAGTAGAAGCAGGAATTAAAATTGGTGCTTTTGAATCCATTCCATTAATTGTTGATAAAAAATTATTAAAAGATAATGTTTTAAAAACAGAGGAAAATGATGATGATACTGTTAAAGTATATATGAATCGTGAACAACAGTTAATTTGGTATCAATCATATTTAGATAATAAATCTAAAAAATCTGTTCCAAATTACGCTATTCCAAAGAATTTTTTGAGTGGAGAAGTCCAAATGAAAATTTCAGATGATGTAGAACAAGAAAATATTATCATAGAAAAAGATGATACAATTATTGTTCCTGAAAATAAATTAATGGACTTTGAATTGACTGTTGAACAAGTACAACAATATAAAACTCGTAAGAAACCAAAAGGAATGTTTAAGGTTGAAAAAAGTACTAAGAAAGTAGTTCCTGAAGAAAATGCATTTTCTATTGTTTATAACAATATTGTAAAATGTCATGAAAATAGAATTAAAGAATATCTAGATGATATTGATGCATTTGAACTTTCTTTTATTCCACATCCATTAGAGAAGTATAATCGTGTGATTCCGATTTTGGATAAAGTGGATGATGGAAAACAAGTTCGGACAGCAGGAATTATTGTTGATATTGTAAAGAGACAAACAAAAACAGGAAAGCCTTTTTACAATGTTATGATTCAAACACCAAGAGAAAAACAGAAGATTACTGTATGGAATAATTTATACATGAATTATAAAGATATTCTTGATGTAAATTCCATTGTAAAAGTAATCGGAACAAAAGGATTTGGTGGAATTACTGCAAAGGAATTGCAAGCCGCTAGAACACAAATGAAATAAACATTAAAAAAATGGAACGCATCGCGTTCCATTTTTTATTGTATAAGTAATACAAATAGCGTTTAAAAACAAAACTATATTTTCTTTAGAAAGATACATATAAACTTGTTATATTTTAATATAGATAAACATTGAGGTGACTTGTATATGAATCGTCCAATAAAAGGTGACGCTTTTAGGCGTGGACAGTATGCACATGTAATGTTTCAAGCAAGTGCAAACGATGTCCCGAATATGAGAATTAAAATTAACGAAGGTTCTTTTTGGATTAACAATAAAACGTTAATTGAATATTCAGGTGGTCAAAGCCCATTAATCGAAGCTCCATTATCAGGTGCAAAATGGGTTTTAGTTGCAATTAACAAAATTGGTAAAGCTGTTCTTTATAATGGTCATGCAGTACCTAATAATCCAGATGCTCCTTATGTTGATAAGAACGTACTCCCAATTGCGTTCATTTATATTAAATCTTCTACAAAAGTCATTACAAATGATATGATTTATGATGCTCGTCCACTTTATGCCGCAGGTGGTTATCCTGAAATGCATAATTTGTTAGATGGACGTGATGAAGAAGATTGCCATCCAATTAAAGCTATTACAGGTTTGCAGGATGCATTAGATAATCGTCTTACATTAGAAGATGCTGATGAACAGTTCTCACAGAAAGCAGATACAGATGGTACTATTGGTGCAAACTTTGTTTTGAACAAAGATGATAGCGGTACACCAGTTGAGTATTGCGGATTACGTGTTAACCGTGGCGCACAGCCACAAGTTGGTATTCGTTATAATGAAGATGAAGACCAATGGCAGTATACCAATGATGGTACAATTTGGCATCCAATCGGAAATGATACAGACCTTTCTGATTTAGCTACACAATATACAGCAGGTATTACACAACTTTCTGTAGACCCAAAAGATGCGGCACATCCAATTGCAGTTGGTGATAATGACCCACGTCTCTTAGAAATCCCTAAGAAAGTTAGTAAAGATGAATTAAAAGCTAAATATTATGATAAAGCAGAAACAAAAGACTTGTTGAAGACAAAAGCAAACACGGAAGATGTTTATAACAAGTCTGATGCTGAAGCTATTTTCTTAACGAAAGCGGAATTTAGTGAAACAGGCGGTTATACAAAAGACCAATTAAAAGCATTCTTTGCCGCTAAAGCAAATGCCGCTTCTGTATATACACGTAAAGAAATTGACAACATGCTTTATCAGTATTATGATAAAACACAAGTTGATAAACTTCTTAAAGAAAAAAGCGGATGCAATTGTAACTGTGGTGCAGGTGCAGGAACAGGCACGGGAACTGGTACAGGAACAGGTACAGGTACAGGTACGTCAACTAGTGTTGATATGTCTAAATACTATACTGCCGCACAAGTTGATAGTTTACTTTCAAAATTAAATTACCTTGATTCTGCTGTTGCTACAACGAAATTTACATCAATTACAGATGATATTAATGATATTCAGCTTGCATTAAAAACAAAAATTGATGCGGCAGATACATACAATAGAACAACAATTGATGCTAAAATCGCAGGTATTCCAATTCCAACATTACCAGACATGACAAAATACTACACGAAGACAGATGTGGATTTGTTAATGAATGATAAAGCAAAGAAGAATCATGGTCATGTTGCAACAGATATTTCTCAAGATTCTTCTCATCGTTTTGTTACAGATGATGAAATTACAGCATGGAATAATAAAGCAGAAGCATTAAAGTATACAGCCGAAAATGTTGCTAATAAGGGTATTCCTAATGGATATGCTTCATTAGGTTCCGATGGTAAAGTTCCACTTTCTCAGTTACCTGCATTTACAACAGGAATTGGTAGTGGTGGTATTGAATATATTAATAATTATATTCAGTTACAAAAAATTGATGACCCAGACCAGAATAAGATTTATATTGTATTAAATGCTTCAGATGATAGTAGCGTTAAATCAGGTTGGGCAGAGTATGTATATGATAGTTCTAAATGGTTAAAAATTGCAGAACAAGAATCCATTGATATGGTTGTAGATTGGGCAGATGTTACAAATAAACCAACATATTTCCCTGTTGACCCAACATTATTTAATGGTCTTGCTCGTACAGGTTCTTCAGGTGATGTTTATTCTAAGAGCGAAGTTGATAACCTCTTAAAACTTAAATCTGATGCAACACATAATCATGATGGCGTTTATGTAACTCCAGCCGCATTAAACACAAAACTTGCTGATTATGTATTAGATACAGATGCACGTTTACATCCATCTGCAAAACTTGGTAGCTATCTTGTTGATGAAACAAATATGCAAGATGGTTATGTATTAACATATAGTGCTGAAAACGGAAACTTACGTTATACAAAACCTGCTACAAGTTCTTCAAGTACGACAGGAACAACAACAGTAGACTATTATAAACTTGGTAACTATCATGTTTCTGAACCAGCTACTATGATTGATGGAACAGTATTAACTTACAATGGAACATCAGGTGGTTTGGAATATCGTATAATTGATGAAGGTAAAGTTGGTACACATACTGTTGATGAATCTGATATGGGCAAGAATAAAGCACTTGTTTATGATGGAAAGGCATTAGTTTACAAACAATTTGCTGATAATCTTGTCGATATTGATGATACAGATAAAGCTGATGGAAAGATTCTTCAGTATTCTGCGGCAGATAAGAAATTAAAATATGTTGATATGCCAAAGGCAAGTACTTCAACAGCAACAGGTCCATCAATCTTTAGAAACACGTATAATGGCGCAGGTGGAAATTTAAAGATTGTATATCGTGCAAGTGACAAAGATGCAATCAAAAAAATTGATGTTAATATTGATGCTCTTGAAATTTATATTGACACAACAAAAGACTTGTATTCTTTACAGTTTATGACACCACAAATTAAAAATGGTGGCAAAGGCGAATATGATATTACGCTTCATTATTTAGATAAAGATGGTAATCGTATTACGTATGATTACAATAACTTTACAGAAGCATTAACACCAATTGTTCAATTTGCACCTTCTAACAATACAAAAATGAGTCCATATATTTTCTATGGTGGCACTACAGATTTGGATATTATTAGATTAACAGGATTCGATGAAAACGAAGCTGGTTTTGTTAAGATGGTATTTTGATTTATAAGAGGTGAAAATTGAATGTACGTTTTTAATGGTAAAATAACAATTAAATCGGAGCCAATTGCAATTGATGGCACTAGCCCACAACAATGGAAATTCGATGTTATGTTAAGTAGTTCAAATGATAAGAACAAAATTTCAAAAATTAAAGCAGGAGATTTTGTTATCTTAAATGGATATGATAGTGCATCATTAGAAAGTCAATATTGTGCATATAAAGTCATTTCTGTTGATAATTCAGCGTCTTTGGGCTTAAAATCATTAACTGTTGCTTGGGATGACCAAAGCGAAACAATTTTTGCTCCTTCTAATAATGATGATAATAAAGAAGGAATGTTAGGTCGCGCAACATCAGAAGAAGGATTTACGATGTTGCCAACACGAAATGATGGATTTGATGTATCAACTTTACAAATTGCACGTAATGTAGATTTACAGAATCGTGATACAAAATTGAAAAATTTTATCATGAATTATGTAAAAGCAAATGCAGGTTCAGGTAGCGGTAGTGGCACAGATTCAACAAAACTCCCAATTGCAGGTGGTACAATCACAGGTGATTTGGCTGTTGAAGGTACAACAACACTTGCAGATACAACAATTGAATCTGGTAGCACTCGTGTTGATATTAATACAAATGGTATTACTACAAAGATTAACTCTAATAATGTTGCTGATACGAAAAATATCACTTCAATGTCAGATATTAGTTCTTCTGTAGTAAGTAATACAACAAATGGTTCAAATAAGTTAACAGACCAATTAATGGGTTCTGCATCTGCTTCTCGTGCTATTTCAACTTCTTCAAGTGCAGGAGATGCAGTAAATACTACAACTGTTTCTTCAGATGGTGGAAATGCTAATTATGCAGTAAATGCAAATGGTATGGATACAAAGATTCAGTTAAATTCTATGGGTTCAAATTCTTCTTCTGTAAGCGTTCAAGCTACAGGAGACAATAGTTCAATTACTTTATCTTCTGCTAAAATTCAGTTAAAAGGCGATGTTACAGCAAGTGCTAATTTAACAGCGACTAAGAATATTACTTGTGAAAAGGCATTTAGTACAACAACAGATACAACTTTTGCTGATAATCAGTTGATTACAAATAAAGCTATGCATGATTACGTCGATAAGGCTGTAGCTTCAGGTACTGCTAATTTCGACCCTAAAAATTATGTAACTCAGACAGATTTAACAAATGCTACGGCTGGTTTTATGAAAGAATCTACGGTAGATTCTGTATTGGCAGAAAAATTAATAGCGTTAACTACAAATGATATTAAACCAACAGACACACGCCAATATGTAACACCAGAACTAACTGCTACACTCAATAGTATGCAAACTACTATTGGTAATAAACAAGATAAAATACCTGATGGAACTTATGTAACCCCTGACCAAGGTGGTAAAGCTCATGGTTTTGCACCATTGGATGGAAATAAAACAATTCCAATGGAATATATGCCACAAAATCTTTTAAGTAAACTTGATGACCAAGCTCAACCTGTTAATATGTTAGACAATACTGATTTAACAGAAGCTTTTAATACAAAAGATGAAAATGGTAAACATAAAGGTGACGTACCAGGTAGTCTTGTACTTGCCGTTAATGAATATCCATTACCAGAAAATGAAACTAAAAAAATTGATTTATCAACGCCAATTACAGTTGATAATTGGCGTTGGGTATATGTGGATACTGATATTGATGGTAATAATGATGATGGTGTTGATGGTCAACAAACAATGTTTGAACTTGGTGGATATGATTCAACAAAGAAAATTATTCACTGGTCAAATATTATTGACCCACCTGATGGATTAAAAGGCGGCAGTAGCAGTTCCTGGCAGTGGTATGAGACAAAAGTTACATCTTCTGTTGATGGAGAAACAATAACAGATGTAAAAGTACGTTATTTTGGTAATGGTGACGGAATTAAAGTTGTTTATGGAACAAATAAAGCAACAATTGTTGTTCCTGATGGTGTTCAATACCGTTCATTATTCTTTTTGGTTCCACCTGATGGAGAAGTTGGTTGTTTTACAAGCGGTAAGAATTATGAAATAGATTATGACCAAAATGCAGTTTTTTGCCCAAATAATGATTATAATTCTGTTTTCTCTTGTGGTAATCTTCCACATGTTGCTATGTATATGTTTAATGGCGGTAACGGATGGAACAAGGTAGTAGATTCATCAGTTAAAGTTTCTTATGTTGGTGGACATTCATTAACACTTGCTCCAAGTACAGGTGGTAATGCAACAACTTCAATTGAGGCTTATATTGGATTAAGAATGTAATATAAAAAACTCTATTATTAATTTATTTTTAATAATAGAGTTTTTTTAAAAGGAGGTGTAAAAATTAAATGAATTTAATTTTAATGGGTTATGATACAGTTATTGATAATGAAGATGGGACACAAACTTATGATAAAGTAAATGTAAAAGACAATGTTTATGGACAATATACTTTTGCTCATGTTTCTGTTGGGAATAAAATATATGGTTATGGCGATACTGATGATGGCGAAAAAGTTTTTGCTATTGGAATAATTACGAAAAAAGTATCAGGTAAACGTGGCAAAAGTAGTATTACAGTAAAAATAATTGAACCAAATGATAAAATTGTTCGTTACAATACTGTTTATGGATGCTTTATTTGTGATACTGAAAATTATATTGATGATATTCCAAGCGGATTTGGTGCAGGTTTTGATGGCAACATTACAGAATTAGCTCGTACTTATAATTTAACGCATCAACCAAAATATTATGTAGATATAATTAAAGTTTCAGATATTATTACAGATGAAACGGCTACAGATAAAACGAAAAAACATTATGCTACATTACAACATACTCCTATTGAAGATGATGTTGTTTATATGGAAATTAATGGTGTCAATTATTATGAAAAAGCTGATGATATGGAAATAGATAGAGAAACAAAACGTATCTATTTTGATACTCAGGATGATAACTTTTCTTTTGACGATTTAAAAAATTCTGTAGATACAATTCGAGTATTTTATCATTATATTAATTAAAAAACAAAAGCATAGATATATTATCTATGCTTTTTTCATAAATAATTGAAAATTCAGTATAATATTTTTGGTGATAAGAATGTTATTAAACAATCAAATAATTTTAGGTTTGGACATTTCTACTAAAAATACAGGTTGGAGTATTGTTAAATATCATGATAATAAACAAGAATTGATAGATTATGGCTTTATTCCTAGAGGAAAAATGACAATAGATGAAGTTCTAGTTAATTTTGAAAATGAATTAATTAAAATCATAGATTGTTGGAAACCTGACGTTATATCAGCAGAAGCACCTTTTGTTGGAAGTAATCGACAAACAATTGAAAAATTATGTTATGTTCATGGTGTTATGTTATTAATTGCGAAAAAATATAATATACCTGTTACTTATTATTCTGTCATGACATTAAAATCAAAAGTTTTAAATGGAATAAAAATAAAACATGAAGATGGAACAAAGAAAACAGGAAAGGAAATGAAAATGGAAGTTCAGCAGAGAGTAATTAATATTTTTGGAGAAGATAGATTCATAAAAGAATATAATGACGATGTTACAGATAGTATATCAGCCGCATATACGTATATATTAATGGATGGGAAACCAGTTGAAAAACAATCAAAAAAGAAACATAAAAAATAATCAAATAATACAAATATTGGGAATGGCAATTGGATTAGCAATTGTTGAGATTTTATTTAATATTATTATGATTTATATTTTAATAAAAATTTAATGAAGAAGGAATTTTTGACGTTCCTTCTTTTTTTTGGTATAATAGGGTGTAAAAAAGGAGGATATAAAATGAAATTAGTTTGTTTTGCGGATACTCATGCAGGTGTTAAAAATTATGGAAAAATTGACAAGGGGAGTGGATTGAATGAACGTGAAATTCAAACTTTAAAATTATTAAATCAAATTATAGAATATTCCATTCATAATCAAGTTGATGGTGTAATATTTGCAGGAGATATGTATCATAAAAATATGCCGTCACCAACTTTAATTAATAAAGTTAATGAAATTATGATAAAATTATCAAAACATAAAATTCAAACATTTATATTGGATGGTAATCATGATGTTTCAAAATTAGAAACTACGAATTCAGGATTAACACAATTTGATACATTAAATATTCCATATTTTTCACAGAGCAGGTTTTATAAAGAAGAATTATTTCAATGTGATGGTAAAAAATATAAAATTGTATTTTTACCAACATATCATACAAAAGAAAGTATTCAAGAATATATGGATGCTTTAGAAATAGATTATCCAACAATCATTATTTTTCATGGTTCAATTAAAGATGCAGAATTAAATGATTGGAATAAAATGGATGATAATAATAGCATTGATATGAGTATTTTTAAAAAAGAAAATATTAAAGCTGTAGTTATGGGACATTTTCATAAACATCAAGTACTTAATGTAGACCCACTTATTTTTTATACAGGTTCTACAAACCGTATTGATTTTTCAGAAGAACATCAAGAAAAAGGATTTGTTGAATTAACAATTCATGATGATGAAGTAAATGGGAAGTTTATTGAATTAAAAGATGCACAAAAATTTAAAACAATTTCTTTGAATTGTAATAATATGACAAAAGCAGAAGAAATTGAAAAAGATATTTTAGATGCGATGAAAAATGAAGATTTAGAGAATACTATTTTACGTATTCGCGTTGAAATGTCAGAGAATATTTTGTTAAATGAAAAACGTATTATTGAATATGCTTATTCTAAACATGTATATTACATTTTAAAAATTCAAAAAATCTTACCTGATATAAAAAGTATTGTTGAAGATGGATTTAATAATACTCTATCTGTACGTGAATCATTAAAAAAATATTATAAAAATCAAAAGCGAGAAAAAGAGCGAGTTGAGTTAGGAATGAAAATTATACAGGAGGTTGAAGGATAATGTATTTAAAACCTGTACAATGTGATGCATATATTTATTTTGGAGTATATACACAAATTGGTGAAATTTCAAATATATTGTTCATGAATAACAGAAGTCGTGATGAATTAGATGATATGATTCGTGAAAATGGTTTAAGTATTTTAAAAATTGGTGACAATGCACGAGCGCAAGAGTACGTTGTTGGAAAACAATTAGATTATTATCCTAATTTTATTGCAACACAATTAGTGTTTGATTCAGAAGGACAAATGTCTTTAAAACATCTAAACAATAAAGCACCTAAAATCAAAATGGAAAAATCAGAAGAAACTGCTATTAATTCAAAATTATTAAAAATAGGTTTCTTTTCTAATGCAAAATATTATTTTATTCATTCTTACAAATCAAATGTTATTTACCAATAAGAGGGAGAAAAAATAATGTTACCAAAATATCTGAAGGTAAAAGGTTTTCGTAGTTATTTAGATACCACTATTAATTTTAAAGATTTTGGTTCAATGTTTGTTGTTTTAGGAGAAAATGGAGCAGGTAAAAGTTCTATTATTGAAATGATTACAACAGCTTTATATTGGATTAATTCTTGCACAGATAGTAAAGGTGTAGGAATGGATGATTGCATTAATTCAGATTGTGATTTTTTTACAATTGAATTTTGTTTTGAAATGAATGGAATTGAATATATCGTTAAAACAACAAAATATCGTGGAGAGAGCCGTGAGCTTGAATTTTATATTGATGGAGTAAATCAATCAGAAAAAGTTACAGAAACACAACAAAAAATTAACAATGTATTAAAAATGAATTATGATACATTTTTAGATACGGTTTGTGTTGGACAGGGAAAGTCAAATCGTTTTATGAACAAAAAACCTGCGGAAAGAAAAGAAACTTTAATGCAGATTTTGGATGTTCAAAAATATGAAACATATGAAAAAATTGCAAAAGAAAAGAAAAAAGTTTTAAAAACAAAAATTGATGGAATCGAAAAAGAAATTGAAATTCTTGAAGATAGAAGTAGTAATGATGATGTTTTAATTGAACAACTTGAATTATATAAAAATGAATTAAAAGAAATTCAAGATGAACATAAAAAAATAGAACAAGATTTAGAGATTGTTCTAAAAGAAAAAACAGAATACGAAACAAGAAAAAAACAAATTGATAACATTAAAAATACATATTTGTTATCAAAACAGAATTTAAATGATAATAAAATAGAATTAGAAGAAATTGAATATAAAATTAAAAATAATAAATATATTCCAAAGAGTTTTGATGTTGAAATTCAAAATCTTCAATTACAAGTTGATACAAAACACGAAGAAATTTTAAAATTAAAAGATGATATTTCTTCAGTTAAATCAAAATCTGCTGTTATAGATTCTAAATTAGAAGATTTTCAAATCAAATTTGATAGATTAAATAATTACGATAAACATGTTTGTGAATTGTGTGGAAATGAAATTTCTTTAGAACATAAACAACGTCATTTAAAGGAAATTAAAGAACAAATTAGTAATTTTAAAAGTGAAAAAGAAAAATTAAATCAACAAATTCATGATTTAAATATTAAAGGAAAAGAAACATCTGCAACAGGAAAAGAACTTAGTTCTCAATTAAAACAAAAAACATTTGAAGCGCAACAAAATGAAAAATACAAATCAGAACTTCAATATTTAAAGACATTAAAAAAAGATAAGATTTTACAAAATAAATCTTTACAAAAACAATTTGACTTAAATAAAGAAATGTTTTTATCTTTAGATGTATTAGAAGAACGTAATTTTAATGATGATGAATTGAAACGTTCATTACAAGATGTTAATATAAAATTAAATGACTATCAAGATAAAATTAGTCGTATAGATGAAACATTAAAACAACATGCAAAAGATAATAAATTGGTTAAAGAATACAAAACAAAACTAAAAATGCTTAAACAAGAATTTACAGATTATGGTAGTTTAGTGACCGCTTTTGGTAAATCAGGAATTCCTGCATCCATTATTGCTCATGATATTCCTGAAATGGAAATAGAAACAAATAATATATTAAAAATTATTTCTAATGGAACATTATCTATTCAATATATTACAGAAAAGAAAACATCGAAAGCAAAGAAAACAGTTGATACATTAGATATTGTTGTTTATGATAAAAATGGTTTTCGTAAATACGAAACATATAGTGGTGGAGAAAAATTCAGAATAGACTTTGCTTGTCATATTGGTATGGCAAAATTTTTAACGAAACGTGCAGGGGCAAGTATTGATTTTTTAATTATAGATGAAGGATTAGGAAGTCAAGATGATTTTTCTAAACAAAAATTTATAGAGAGTATTCATAGTTTAAAAGGAATTTTTAAACAAATTATGGTAATTACTCATATTCAAGATTTGCAAAATGCTTTCGACCATAAAGTTCTAATCGAAAAAGACCAATTAACAGGTTCAAAAGTCGAAATTTTATCTTGACAAACATACATCAGCTATCATATAATGTACGAAGAGAAAGTTGGTGAATGTGAAATGGAAATTGATGAAAAAGATTTGATACCACAAAAATCTTCAAGTCAGAAAACCACTTTAGACAAATTGGACGAAGAATATGGGGATAAGAATTGTTCGTTTGCGGAAGTGGAACAAATTGGTAAAGCGATGATTGCCGCTTTACCAAAAATTAACTTTAACAAGATTCGTAATGAAATGGAACATATGCAGGTTGATGTATATGAAAATCCAACAACTTTTCAAATTACAGAATCTATGGCAAAAGTTCAACAATATAAGAATCGTTTATCTGAAATTGCTTCTATGGTAGAACATGAATATATGACACGTAAACGTGTTAATGATATTTTGTTTGATGCAAATCAAGCAGTTTCTAAGCAGAGTTCTGCTGATAAACGTCGTGGTGAAGCAACATTACGTTTCCCAATCCTTTTGCTTCGTTTTACTGATATTGAATCATTTCGATATGAAGTAACAAGTAAAATGAACAATCTCCGTAGCATCGGTGATACAATTTCTCGTCAAGCTTCTGTTATGCAGATGCAGATTACTCTAGGCGAGTATCGTAAAAAAACACCACAAGAATTTGAACAACGTGGCGAAGGAGAAGATAAACTTGATTATAAATCAGGTGCTCCTGAGCTTACATGGGAAAATGTATAAAAAATTGGCACAACATTATAATTTTGTTGTGCCTTTTTTTATTATCTTTGGAGGTGAAGATAATGTTAAAATTAACTGTAGAAGAAGACTTTATGAACGCACGATTGAAATATGATGCTGTTCAAAAAGCAATTAAAAAAGCTGAAATTCTTAGGCTTTCTCCAATAGAATGTCAGCCATTATTTGCAGAAAAATATAAACTACAAGATGATTTTAAAACAAAAAAAGAAAAAGTTATTGCCGCTCAAATTAATAACATTGTAAATTTAAATGATGGATGGTATGGAATCCTTTATAAAAATGGTAAAAAAACAGAAATGTTAGTTAGCCCACTAAATTCTGAACATTTGGATTCTATTAAAATTGATTTTACGACAGATAGATTAAAAGAACGTGACGAATACACCCAATTCGTTAATGATAATTTCAATCAAACAATTTTGAACAAATACATGAATAAAGTTCAAAGAAAGGCAGATGAATATTTAAAACAATTTTTTGATTGTCAGGATACAATACGAAAGAATGATAAGACCTATTTTTTAACATATCATTGTATTAAACGTTGGAACGAACGTGTTAATAATAGTAATGATAAATTCGATGTAAATCAAAGAAAAGAAATTGTATCAAATATTGAATCTTCTTTTAAAAAGTCAAATTGTGTTTATTACATGGAAGAAACAGAAACAGAATATTATTTAAATCAAGAAGATATGGTTCTGTTTGTTATTACGAATGATGATGTTATTGCTACTTTATGGGTAAATAATTTTGGTTTTTCAGACAAAGAAATTAATAAAGTTATTACTCTTATGCAATTGCAAAAAATAAAATCGGTTAGAGATAATTATAATATTATTAAAAAAGAATATAATAATGATATTCAGATGTTACATGAAGATGAACAAATTTTTACAAATCAATTATTTGATGTAAATGAACAAATTAAATTTTTGGTAAAACAAAGAAATGAATTACAGAACAAGAAAGATGAAATTCAAGAAAAAATTTTAAAACGTAGAACAGAATTGAATAAAGAATATTTGAAGTTACAACATGAAGAAAATATTATCTTTAAACCTCAAAAATTGGTGAGCGTCGATGAAGAACAAACAAATAATTAAAGCACAATTATTTCAAAAGTATTTTATACGATTATGTAAAGAAGTTACACATAATTCTAACATTCAATCAGATAAAAATTATAAAGATATTGCTGTAAAAATTATTGTATCTGGTGTAAAATGGATGATATATTTATCGGATAAAGATTATAAAGAATCTTATCCATATATTGATGCAAGTTTTAAATGTATCATAAATATGTTTTTATTATTTACACCAAAAGAAATTGCAACAATTTTTCCTCCAAATAAAGTATATCAAGGAAAAAAATACAATATGAAAGATTATTTTTATGCGCAAACTATGATAGATATTTATAGTGAATATGGGTTTAAAAATAATCCTGAGCTTCTTTATAATTTTTTTACTGATTTAACAAATGTGGATTTGTGGATGTTTTTAGTAGTCCATGAAAAACTATATTATTATTCAAAAGAACATCAGCAAGAAATAAAAAGAAGAAAACAAGTACAGAAGATAAGAAAAAAATTTAGAGAATGTATTATTGTACATAAAGATTCCTATGAAATATTAAATTCTGTAAAGGATGAATGAAATTGTCAGAAATTCGTGATTATGAACCGCAGTTTGATGAAAAACAACGGATTTTGCCAAAACAACATTTTTGTGCAAGCTGTAAAAAAAGAACAATGTGCGATAAATTGTATGAAAAACACAAAGAAAATCATACTACAAACAAATATGCAGAAGTTGTTCTTTCTATGTATTATACTTGTGATGATTACGACCCAATGTATATTGAATTTCCAATTGAAGTAAATGAAATTCATAATGATATTTCTTATGATAGATACAATATGGAAAAACACGTTGGAGAGTGGTGCATTACTTCTCTAAATGCAGAGGGTTATGATGAAGATTTACATGTTGGTATTTATTTAGGAATGTTGCCTTTGAATACAATTTCATTGTATGACAGGAAAACAAATATTATTACAAATAAGTTTAATACGAATCCTGCTATTTTTGTTCCTCTTTTTAACAAAATCTTCTATGGATTCAATATGAGGTGGAAGTTTATTGATGTTCAAGATGATATTGATGAAGTTTCTGACAAAGACCCAAAAGATTATCTTGAAATTGCAAAAACATATCTCAAAAATAAGTTGACAAAAAAAAATAAAAAAAATAGGATATGATAATATCAATGGCAGGGAGTATTACTTCTATAGACAAGAAAATTTAACATAGAAAATGCTTGACTTGTCATGCGTGAGTATGATATACTTACTCACGTAAGAAGTTTTAACCAACGTTGACCTAATATCAGATGCCGCATATTGCACAGATAGCTAACGTAGCAAATATAGCAACAGATGAAACGTAGGTACAACATATTACTCAATGGAGGGTAAAATTATGGCAACGAAATTTGATATGAGTTGGGACGAAGTTAAGAGTGGTAGCAACTCGCAGGTAAATTACATGCGCCTTGAAAGTGGTAGTGCAGGTAATCTTGTGCGTATTGTATCAAATCCTTCTGAAGTTGATGTTCATTGGGAAGTAGATAAGAATGGTGCTCGTCACAAATTTGTTTGTGGCGGTAGTAAATGTATTCTTTGTGAGCATGGTTCTAATGTTCAGACACGTTATCAGATGCTTGTTATTGATAAGAGCAACTGGAATCGTGAGCATGGCTATAACGCAGATGGACCACAGGTTAAAGTTTTGGATGTTGGTCGTAGCGTTGTAAAGGCTATTAAGAATTATGCAAGCGACCCTGACTATGGCAATCCAATGATGTATGACATCAAGATTAAGAAGGAAGGTACGGGCAAGGATACTCGTTATTCTGTTGTTCCGTCTCCAAAGAAAGTAGAACTTACAGATATTGAAAAAAAGGCGGTCGAAGAAGCTCCTAAGATTAAGGACATCAATAAGATTCGCACAACAGATGAAATTCTGAATATGAACCTTCTTCTTCTTCAGGATATTGCAGGAGACGATGATGAAGAAGCACCTTCTTCTAGCAATAGTGGTTCGGAAGATTCTGATTGGGATAACTTCTGATAATAAATCACATAGAAATAAACAGAGAGGAAATGAATATATTCATTTCCTCTTTTTGCGAGAAAAGGAGATTTCTTTATGTTTATTTTAGAAAATCAAAATGATAATATTGATTCAAAAGATATTACAAAATACCATGAAAACTTTTCAAATTTCAATCGTAATTTAGTAGATGGTACAATTAATTTCATTTGTAAAAAATTATTTTGTACCTATTATGGAAGTCATTTTTTACAGCAATGTAAAGAAAGAATGATACCAATTCGTGATATATTAACTATTGTTAATATGGGAGAATGTTTTGAATATAAACTTATAGACAAAAAATACTTGTTTCGTATGGCCTTTCGTATGAAAACGAGAGGACATGGGGATGATATTTATGTTCTTCAACCATTTTACAATACGGATTATCAGAATGTTTCTGTAAAGTATATTACGGCATACAATAATCGCCATTTAGATAATCATTACACTTTAGATAAAACACAATATGAATTAGGCAAAACATATTATGATAAAATATAATAAATAAAAAAAAGGAGTGCTTTATTTTGGATAAGCCTATTGTCAAACTTTTAACTTATACCCCTGAACCTGAAAAAATTATTGCTTCTGCTGCACGTCTTTGCTATGCGAATACTGTTAGTATTGATACTTTAATGGATAATCTATCTGAAGATAAAATTGAAACAATGGTAGAGAAGCTTGTTTCTATGGGGCATTCTTCTCCTTTTTGCCAAGTTTCTTATACATTTGGAATTGAAAATGTTAGCCGGGCTTTTACTCATCAGTTCGCAAGACATCATGTAGGAGTATCATTTGACCAACGTTCACAAAGATATGTGAATGAAGGAAAATTTAATTATATTACTCCACCAGCAATTGAAGCAAACGATGAAATTCATGAAAAGTTCCAAGCGTTTATGGAATATACAAGTCGTTTTTATAATGAAATGGTAAGTGCAGGAATTAAAAAGGAAGATGCTCGTTCTATTCTTCCTAATGCTTGTGAAACTAAATTAATTGCAACTATTAATGCACAAGAGCTTTTTCATATTTTTGGCTTACGTTGTTGCAATCGTTCCCAGTTTGAATTTAGACAGGTAGCGAATGAAATGCTGTGTCTTGTAAAAGAAGTATCACCAAAGATTTTTAAAAACGCAGGAGCGCATTGTGATATGTATGGATATTGCCCTGAAGGAGATATGTGCTGTGGAAAAGCACCGACACTTCAAGAAGTTTTAAAAGGATATAAAGAAAGAATTAGTGAATAAAAAAACGGCTATCGGAAAGAGCATCTTTCTGATAGCTTTTTCTATATTTAAATTAGAAGATAAAATACGGTTTTTATATAGGAAGGATAGAAAATATGGCAAATATATCACAGTATGTTTTTAGTAATTTAATTACTGTTCAAGGACAAAACCCTGATATTTATATTGATGATTACGGAACATTATATAGTACTTTTGCTTATCAATCAGATGATATTGGTTGGATAGACTTATATTACTCGGCAGATGCAGGAGTTACTTGGGAAAGAGATAATGAACTTCCTACAAATGAAAAATTACAATTAAATAATCCAAAAATTGTTGTTTCAAATGATATTTATTATATTTTAGCTACAGGCATACCAACAGATGCTTCTACAGGTAAAAAAGCTATTTATATCATTCGTAAATATACAAATTTAAATGATAATGGCGAAACAACATCTGAAGATTTTTGGGATGATAATTATACAAAACTTATTTATAATAGTAAATATAATTGTAGATTACGGGATGTAAAATTAGATGCTTATGGTTTCTATATCTTTATCACTTATGATAGAGAATTAACAAACGGAAATTATGAAGCTCGTTTTGCTGTTTATGGAATTAGTGATTTTAAATTAAAAATGGATGTTTCATTAAATGATGAAACAGAAGTAAATCAGCATAATGCAAGACTTTGTATTATAGATAGTGAAACAGTAGGCTTTACATGGGAAATTCAACATAAAACTAAATATGATGGGATGACTTATCAAATTGCATATCGTCAATATAGTTTGACAAGTGAAGAATTTACAGATATGATTTTGGTAAGCGATGATGAAGTACATAATAATTACCATCAATCTATTTGTGCTGATTCTACAGGAGTTGTTTATATTGCATGGCTCAATACAAAAGAGCATATGGTAAACAATATTACTCCACAATATTATGATACAAACAATATTTTAGTTGCTACTATTTCCACAGGAAAAGTTTCTTCAAGAAATACAATTACAACAGAAGCAAAAGAAAATGAATATCCTTATATTTTAACAGATACTTCTGATAATCTATACATTCTTTATACGAAACAAACATCTGTAGAATATCTAACAAAAAAAGTAGATTCTAATGAATGGGTAAATATTACAAATCTAGAAGATTCAGATTGGAAGCTATTAATTGGTATTAGTAATGATGATAATCTTTATACGATTACTCGTAAAGATAATCAATTTAATTACATGACACGAATTGATACCAATCTAGCAGAAGTTTTTAAACCTGTTGATGACTTCCAAATTTATGATGTAGATGAACAACAAATTGGTTTTGCATGGACGATGGCAAGAAATGCTGAAAAAATCGTTTTACAAGAAAGAATTGATGATTATAAAGCATGGAACTATGTAAAAGCAAATACAACAACGACTATTACTCCAACGGCTGATGCTACATATATTGTAGGATTAAAAGCTAATACTAGATATTGTGTAAAACTTACATATGATACTTCTGACGGCAAATCTCACGTACAATATTTCCCGACGCATATTGTTACTCAAAATGAATCAGATAATAATATGATGTTTATGTGGACAGTTCATCCGTCCACAATAAAACAAACATTATATGTTGGTGAAGAACTATGGGTAGATGCATTAGATGTTCCAACGACAACGAATAATATTGCCTATACATATAATGATAAGGCTTCTTGTTATCGTTTAAATATTACAGGCGGTGTTGCAGACGGATATTCTAATGAAGCGTCACCGTTAACTATTTCTTTAAAAGATAATAAAGATTATGTTTTATCATGGACAGAATTTAAAAACGCAACTTACATTGAACTACAGCAAAGTATAGATGGCAAAGTATATTATCGTGCAACAAAACAAAATTTAAAAGTAACAGATACAACTTGTACATTAACAAACATTAATAATGTTACATATCAATATCGTTTAATGTATGTTAAAGATAATTCCATGAACTATTCTAATATTGTATCTTTAACAAATAATTTAAAAGCTGTAACCGTAGGATATAATTCTGCAACAATTCATTGGACTACAGTTGACCCAAAAGAACCTGTAAAATTTCAAGTTTCTACAGATGGTGGAAGTACATGGTTTATTAAAGTTTATAATATAGATAAAAAACAAAGTACTGCTACATTAAGAAATTTGGATTTTGATACAGAATATCAAATAAAACTTTTATTTCCTGAAAGATATACAGGAAAAAATTCAAATATTCTGACATTTAAAACAGAAAAACATCCAATTGAAAAGATTACATTATCAAGTTTAAATTCTTTGGATTCCCTTCATTTAAAATTTAATACAGGAAAAACATTTTCAAACATTGAATTAGAATTAGTAGAAATTTATGGAAATGTAAAAACTACAATTCCATATACAAACATGGATAATCTTACAAAGAAAAATATTAATGCTTCTACTGTTTGTATTGAAGGAGATATAACAGGATTAAAGAAAGGTACTTACTACTCTGTAAGGGCACACGCTTTAGGAAGTAAATATGGTTATAGTTCTTATAGTAAATCAGCAAATACAATTGGTGATAATCCACAGGGATTTAGTGTTGCTTCTGTTGGACAACATGAAGTTGAATTAAAATGGAACGCATTAGATAGAATCCCAACTGGAGATACAAGAGAATTTGTAATGATTACTTATACAAAAGATAATGTTTTGTATGATTCTGTTACAGTTCCTATTATAAATACACCATTTAGAATTGATGATTTGGAACAAGATACAACATATAAATTTAAAATGTTCTGCTATTATGGAGACAATTATGGTGAATCTTCAGAAGTAACGGTTACAACTGGTGCAGATATTTATCCTGCATTAAATGGAGAACGTTTAAATGATGAAACTTGTATGGCATATAGTTCTGTTGATGATAATTTTTATATTTTTGATAAAGGAATTTTATATAGCTATAACAAAACAACAAAAGCACAAGCAATTGTTAAAGATTATAATTTAAAAACAAATCATGCTTATGGAGATATAAAAACAGATAAAAATGGGAAAGTTCACTTGCTATTTACAGCAGATAAATGTGTTTATTATGCAACAAATTGTAATGAACTTAAAGATGATGGTACAATTGTTACTCATTCTTTAACAGATGCAATTAAAATTGTAGAGAATCCTTATGCTAATGATTATTTATATCCAAATATGGTTATAGATATGTTAGATAACAACATTTATATGACATGGCAATCAGATTATGGTAATTTTGCAGATATTGATATGTATCAGTATAGAAATGGCGTAGCTGTATCTGATAAGCCTTTTACCGTATTTAATGATAATAAATATAATAATTTACCAAAAATTCGTATGACAGGAGATGGAGGATGGATAGTTGCGGCAATAGATAATGATGGAGATATGAAAATCGGTATTGTCGATGTAGATAACGATTTTACCTCAAATTTGTATTTGCAATCTAGTTTGTCATTATCCGTATGCAAATTAAAAAATCCATGCTTGAATCCTGAATATAATAATTTCGATATATGGGTAGATAATTTAGGAACTATTCGTGTGTTTTATGATTCTTATGATTCTAATGGAAATAAATCTTCTACTTATGCTGTTTATGACCAAGATAAAGAAGAACTTTCTAATATCGTGCCTTATTCTTATGGTATGCATGATACAACAATGTATGAAAATGAAAATAGTTTTATTATGATTGGTAAAAATAATATTGGGATGATTTTTACTGCAAATTACATTGTTGATGAAAAAAATGATTCTTTCTCTGATTTAACACAATTAAATTTAATTGCAGATGAAAATATGCCATTGGTGACATGCTACGATGGAAAGGATGTTCATGTATTGTCTCGTAAAGCAGGTATGTGGAAAGTCGATAGTATAGATGGAAAACGCATTGTAGATAATGGTAATACAATTAATGGTATTTGTGTTAGTAAGCCTGTTATGATGCAAGACGCAGATAGTACATATATTGCTATGGTTTGGACAACAGGTGAACCTGAAGAATATCCGCAAATGTTTATCAAAGTTAATGAAATTACGCGAAACATTACTCCTACAGATGAATTTGGTTATCCAAATAATCAAAAAATTTATATTGATTCTATTGTAGAAGATACAGCAAAAAAGCAATCGGTAATTATTGCATATAATACTACAGAAACAATAACTCTTGACGTATCATCAATGTTATCTTATAATTGGAATAAGAGCAAGATTATTAATGAGTTATCATCAAATTAATAGGATTAATCGTTGAGCATCCAAAAACATACGCAAGTATGTTCAAACGTGTTTAAAAGTGGAGGTTTTTAAATGGGAGAATTGGATAAAAAACTACAAGAAGTTTTAGAAAGTCTCAATAAAACTTTTGATATAGAAATCCAAGACCAAGGTGATGATGAAATTATTACAAAATTAATAATTCGTCGTAAGAAACCAAATAATGATGGTGCAGAATTTTTAGAAAAGTTTTTAGGGTTTTTTGGTCCCATCGTTGAACAAATGTCTGACGGAGAAAAAGAAGTCGTGTATGAAGAAGGTACTGGATTAACAATTCGTCGTATAAATGAATAAACAAAAGAGAGTATGTACATTACATACTCTCTTTTTTATTAACGAATAAAAACTACATTTGTATTGTCCAAGAAATGCGAAATCTGATTTTCACGAAGAACTTTGTTTGCATCTTCTTCTGTCAAAATAGGATAAGCATTAAAGTTCTCAAGTGATACAGCTTTTACTACAAGCGGATTGGAACCAGCACGGCTATAGGAATTAATATCAGAAGAATATCCTACCATACCTTTTTCTACGACCTTATTATAATCCAAATTTTTATATCCATAAATTGGAGTGCCCTTTGTATCTTTGATAACCGGGCTCATAACGGGCTTCAGATTCATTCCACGGCAGTCTACGACAAGACCTGTGTAGTTATACCCAGAAGAGATTGAAGGCGTATTGTAGGCGTTGCTAGACGTGTTATCGGACGGATTCGGAAATGCTTCCTTCTGGACAGGTTTCATAACGGCAGAAGAAATAGAATTTACACTACCATAAAGAGGAAGTTTCAAAGTAACATAATAGAGTTCATCTTCTTCATCATAACGTTCTGCTACAACCATAGCATGACGAATTGTACCCTGAATCATACCACTTGTTGTTTCACTTTCAAATGCCATATCCTGAACTGTAGTATTACCATTAATATTAATACCATTGACATTTTCAAGAAGCTCTCTCATGCCATTCATAATTGCGGCACGACGAGCCTGAAGTTTTTTCTGACCTTTAGTGGTAGCTCTAGAAGAAGGAGCACCTGCAACTTCAAGAGTAATTGTTCCTTTTTCCCAATCAACAACTTCATCATTGTTAATATAGGCAGAAGCAAAACATGATGTACAAAACATCATCAGCATTGTGAAAATCAAAAATACCTTTTTCATATTGAATCATTCCTTTCTTGATATACTCCCTGTTAGTTATAACTATATATATACTCCCTGTTAGTTATAACTATATGTATTCTGTTAGCTATAACTATTTATATACTCCTTGATATACTCCTTGTTAATTGTAACCATTTAGTTAAATATAACTATCTAACTAAATTTAATAGACTATCTGTTAATAAAATAAAATTTTTACATTGGAATCATCTTCTTTCTTCATAAGAAAATCAATACTGTGAATAATATTCCTGAGTAGCATCAGAATATTCACGAAGCTGTTTTTCAGTATAGCCATAGAGATTCACATTATGATTTTTGATGATATTATCATAATGAAGAATTTTAGCACAATATTCCATAACCATACGATTAACGGCACGATTTTTATGTTGTTTTGCAGAGCAGAACAAATCGTAATATTCATTTGGTTTATTATAACCATTCAACTGTGTAAGGGTTAAATAGTTGAAGCGAACGAAATCAAGTTTAGCTCTTTTGAATTCGTAATTCACACCATACCTAGGGTCACCGCCCATATAATAACCTGATAATCTTTCTTGTTCACTAATGGGGGGAGTAGTATAGCAGAAGAAACACATCAAACCTTCAGCTTCATCATCATACGTAATGCGATAATAAGTAGAATTATTAATCGGAACAACGTAAGTAGGAGCTTTGCTATACCTGTAAGACTGAAGGGTATCATATGAGGTCTGCTGTTTTCCTTGCATAGCGTATCCTGCAACAGCGAACATCATAATTTTATTGTAGTTATCATTGGAAACACAATCTTGGCGATTAATATTTACATGGTCAAAATAATAGAAAGGAACAACTTCATGTACAGGATACTGATGATTTTGTGGAGCAAAGAAATTGTAATCTTCAATGATATTATCTCCATAAGGTTTTGGAGAGACATTTGGATTATGTTTCATATAGCGTTCATCAAAGAACTTCCACCAATTCAATTGCATACGAAAAACACGAGCATCATAATTGAGAGGATTCTGTTCCAAAATCATATTGACATAGCTAAAAGCGGTATCGAAGTCATTTAATTCTGCATAAGATTGTGCAAGCATAAAGAGTGCTTTCTCATATACTTGTTCGCCTGTGCTTGAATTAACGGTAGCCTGTTGCGCGTACTGAATTGCCTGAGTAAAGTTATCAGAGATAAAGGATTGATTTGCAAGTTTCACAAGATTTTCTGCGTTTGTGTCCTGATAAGAAGCAGGGTTTACTTTTTGAGACTGCAAATCTTGATAAGCAATTTTATTATCTGTTGCTACATCTTTATAAACTTCATTTTCTGCATGAAGTTTTGCATTTTCTTTTGCGAGTTTTTCTTTAATGGAATCTTCATCAATCTCAACTGTAGCGGAGATTTTTAGATATAAGAGATTATAGTCATCTTCATCAAATTCCATAAAGACAATGCAATATGTATGAGGTTTAATTTGAGAGAAATTTGCAGAAGTTACTACAACTTCATCTTTGTCAAAGGCCAAATCTTTTATTTTTGAAATAGAAAGGATATAGCTTTCTTCATCCTGAGCGGCAGATTGAAGAATAGATTTATCTAAGTCTTGAAAGAAAGAATCATCATTTTGCATATCCTGAAAAAGGAGTCTATTGCAAACATCCCATTCTTTTTTTCCTTCGTCGGTATCAGCATAATTTTTGATATTATTTTGATGCTGATAATAAGTGTTGAAGGCGTCATGAGTTTTTGTTTGAACAAGAATTGGGATATAATCGGAAGTAACTTCTACTTCTTTTGCAAAACAAATATTTGTTAGACAACAAGTACAAATACATAAAAACATCAGTAATTTTTTCATTTTTTATTCCTCCTTTTTATCTTTAACTCTATACGTATTGTATCATAAAAACACTTTTATGTCAATAGGTATTTAAAAAATACTCTCTATTTTTTAGTAGAGAGTATTTCATATTAAAGGTTAATCACAGACATATTCTTTTTCCATTCTGGTTCGGTGCAATAGAGAGCCTTGCGATAGAGGAAGTGCTTATAGAAAGTTTTATTCATATCCATGAAATCATAAACATGTGCAAGATTACGACCTTTGTAAAGGCGAAGGACACGACCGACGCGCTGAAAAGCACGAGTAGAGGATTTACCGCTTGCTGTAAGAATTAATACCTTCAGAGCAGGGCAATCCAAGCCCTCATCAGCAATCGTAGAACCAAGAAGGATTTTGACTTTCTCCTGACGAGCACCTTCAAGGATAGCATTTCTCATATCCATATCCGTAGCACCATCAATAAGTTCTGTCGTATGAAGGTGATAAACCTGACCTTTGTAGGTAACATCCACAGGGGAGTAATCGAAACGTTCTTTAATCATGTTGAATAATTTCATACCATGTTTGATGCGACCGAAAAGAACCAAGATAGAACCGTCATCGTTTTTGATAGATTTGTCAATGAGTCTCATAACTTTTTCATTACGAGATTCATTTTCGACAATTGCCGTATCATACGTTTTTGCGTAGGAACCGAGCCAACCGCACGTATCTTCCTGTTTCACAAAAGCAATCTTGCAAGGAGTAAGTTTACCTTTACGAATTAAAGTGGAAGCATTGACGTTGGATTTAGGATTACGGACATTGATAGCGGCTTCAATGAGAAGGTCATCGTTTCCATCTCTCCAAGGAGTAGCAGAAACTGCGCAACGATAATATGCATTACGAGCTTTCTTTGCTACCATGAAAAGCGTATGAGCACCTAAGAACTGACATTCATCCACAAGAAGAGCTTTTGCTTCTTCAAGAATGTGAGATTTTAATGCCGTCTGCGGAGTAACAACGGTAATATCTTTGATATTGGATTCCGAACCCGTAAGAATACCAACATCTTCACCTAAGAACTTTGCAATTTCATCACGAAGCTGATAAGCAAGCGTTGCTTTCGGAGAAAGGACAATAACAGGTTTCACGCTGAAATCTGCAATCATACCTGCAAGAACCAACGTTTTTCCTGCTCCTGTTGCCATCTGTACAACCATACGAGAAGAAGCATTGTCGAAAACGTGTTGCTGATAATCTCTAGGAGTAATCCCATCCACAATATTATAGTCTGCGTTTTCAACAGGGATTTTTCTGCAATCATTCAATGTAACAGAGATATTGTGCTTTTTCAGAATGTTAACGATATAAGGGATAAGACCTGTATACGTCATTTTCGTTTTCGGATTAAACAGGACATGAAGTTGTTTCGGAGCACCAAAACCGCCTGTTGTATAAGAAAGACGATTTGCAATTTCATAAAGGACATCCATGTTATCTACACCCTGAAGTTTGCAAGTCACATTTCCAAAATCAATCGTAGCCATTTTTGATTCCTCCATTTCCTTATCTCTACGTATATTATATATGATTTCGATATAAGTGTCAACAGTTTTTTGAAAAAAATAAACAAAAATTTTTAGGTAGTAAATAGGATAGAAGTATTTGGGAAGATTTATTTCTTTTGTAAGTGAAATAAAAATGAGAGGGAGGGAAAAGAATGAGATTTGGGATAGATATAGATGGTACGATAAATAACTTTCAAGAAGTTGTAGCGAATTACATTTGGAAAGATTATGGGATTCAAGTAGATAATACAAAGTATGAATTATATAAAGGTATCCCGCAAAAAGAAGTAGATAACTTTTGCAATCGTCATGCAGAAGATTTTTTAAATGAAGTACAGCCATTAATAAATGCAAAAGAAGATATAGATAAATTATTAAAAAATAATCAAGTATTTTTAATAACTGCTAGAGGGTATGATTGCGCAAAAGATACTTTAGAATGGTTATATCGTTACAAGTTCTTGTATACAGATATTTATTTTAATTGTGGAAATAAAGTAGATACCTGTAAATGGAAGGATGTAGATGTAATGGTGGATGATTCCCCACATAATTTAATCGCATTACATAAAAATCAAATTCCTTATATTATTTTTGACCAACCATATAATCAAAATATCTATGGAGAATTATATCGAGCGAAAGATTGGGATAATTTATATAATTTTTTAGATTTTTATAATACTGAGATTAATTAACTGTAACAAGAATACACAATTAGTAGCTTCTCTTTAATCTATATTTTTTAAAGAGAAGCTATTTTTTAAGGTGGTGAATAGAATGTCAGATAAAACAGAGTTGTCTTTACAATCTCTCTATGATTTAATACAAACAAAAGCAGACAAAACTCATACACATACATTTATCGGTTCTATCGAAAGTGCATTATCTTTGCAAGGTGTTACATACGATAAATTTGTACGTAATGATTTAAAAAATCAGAAAATTAAAGCGTATTATGATAATGTTACATTTGGAATTTCGTCATTAGATACAACGATTACATTCAAATCTGAACATAATCGTGCAACGCTTGAAATATTTAATGAAAATTTAAGTACTCATAATTTATGGGTAACAGGACATAATAATGAAGATGTTGTTGTTAGCGTCAATGGTAAACTTTTAGTCAATGATGCAAAAGTTATTACCGTCAATGATAAAGGTGAAATAAAAGGTCTTGACCCTACGGATTTAAAAGTCCAAGAAGGAAAAGGAATTATCGTTGAAACCGCAGAACCTGTTGATAGAGTTGATGGGACAATTTGGGGCAAAGTTATTGACGAAGATAAAGTAGATGATGATACTGCAATCGCAAATCATACACTTTATACAGTTCCAATTGGTGGATTAATTAAAACGCTTTCTTCTATTGTTCCAAATGGATATGTACGCGCAAATGGACAATGCATTTCTCGTGAAGGATATTCGGGTTTATGGACATGGGTAAAAGCACATTCGTTATTGTTGCCTGATGCAGATTGGAAAGCACTATATACTGATTCTACTTCTAAAGTTTTGTATTATAGTTACGGTGACGGAACGATGAACTTCCGTGTTCCAAATATTCCGACAAATGATTCAACGATGGTATTGATTAAAGCATATGATAACTTAACGAATACACAAGTTGTAAATTTGGCAGGATTGAATGACCGTGTAAAGAAGTTGGAAAGTGAAGCTGTTGCAACAGGTATTGGATTTATTAAATACGCAGATGGTGGATTAATTCAATATGGAACAAGTGTTGGATTAGCATGTTATTTCTCTATGGCATTTATTAATAATTTGTATACAATTACCACAAGTTATATTGGTACAGCAAATGGTATTTCGATTACAACGACAAATAAAACAGCAACAGGTGCATTTTTCTCTGTTGTAAATAATGCAGGAATGTTCTTGTCAAGTATTAAGTTTGATTACATAGCGATTGGTAGGTGGAAATAATGGCAGATAAAGTTCGTTATTTTGCAGAATTTACCATAGAAGGGAAACGAATTACAACATACGTTGCTGATGGTATGCCTTATCGTGCGCAAGATATATTGGAAAGACATCCTGAAGCGGTAGAAATATCACCAGAAGACCAGCAATTGTATATGCAAGGGTATGTTCGTGGATTAGATGGTAGACCGCATGAAATGGTGGTTACAGAAGAAGATTTTGAAAAGAAGAAAGAACAAAAACGAGAAGAAATAATTTCATTGGCTAGAAGTAAATTAATTGCTTCTGACCATGAAATTGTAGAATATTTAGAATTGCATAATTTATCAGATGAAGAATATACTTTATTAAAACAACAGCGTCAAGCAATTCGTGATTATCGTGATGCAGTATTATCACAACTTGATACCTGTACAAATGTAGAAATGATAGATGCAATTCAGTTCTTAATTTAAATTAGCTATTGACAAAAATGAAAGGATTTTATATAATATGTAGTAGAAAAATTCTGCTACATATTTTTATTTGGAGGTGTTGAAAAATGTTTGAACGTGTTCTTGCAATTGGAGATATTCATGGTAAATATGATAAACTGACAAATCTTTGGGATAAAATTAAGTATGATGATTCTAAGGATTTTTTAATCTTTTTGGGAGATTATATTGACCGTGGAGAAAAACCTGTTGAATGTATTGAATTTGTTATGGATAAAGTAAAGAACAATAAAAATGTTCATGCTTTGATGGGAAATCATGAATTTATGATGCAGGAATTTTTTCATACGTGTGGCGTAGAACCTGCATTAAAAGATAAAGATATGGGATTTATGGATATTTGGCTTGACCCACAGAATGGTGGACATGATACATTGGATGTATTGAGAGAGCTTTATCCATCTGACCCTGATAGAGTAAAAAAAATCGTAAACTTTGTAGATAATCTAGACGTTTACAATGAAGACATTGATGGTTTCTTTTTTGTACATGGTGGTATTGACCCAAAGAAAGATGTTCATCAGCAAAGTGTGGAAGATTTAGTTTGGATTCGTTGGGATTGTTTTGACTTTTATGATAATGATAAGTTAACGCTTGTCGTAGGTCATACTCCTGTACAAAGTTTTGATGTAAAGAAAAATACGCCAATGGAAATGGAAAATAATATCATTTTGTTGGATACAGGTAGTTTCTTAAAGAACGGTAAAATTACTTGTATGAATGTTTTAACAAAAGATATTTGGCAAAGTTTGTAATTTATGCTATACTACATAAGTAGTATAGCTATTTTCATCATAGAAAGAAGGTTTTTTCTTTGAAAGACATTGATGCAAAAACAAAGAAAAAGAAGTTAGCAAGTTTAATGAAAACTATGAGTTCGCTTGCTAAGAAAACAAAAGATGATAATATTATTCAAATTTTGGGACAGAAGCCAATGGATGATACGGAACGTATTCCGACAGGATATCTGGCATTGGATGTTGCAACAGGTGGTGGTATTAAACGTGGGCGTGCTGTAGAAATATTTGGTCCTGAATCTAGTGGTAAATCATTAATTGCACAAAAGATTATTGCCGCTTGTCAGGAGCATGGAGGTCTGTGTGCATATGTAGATATGGAGCAGACTTTTGATGTTACTTTTGCTAAAAAATTAGGTGTAATTACAGATGATTTGGTAATTAGTCAGCCAGCTTCTTTGCAACAGGCTTTTGAAGTAATTGACGCGCTTGTTGATGCAGGTGTTGATGTTATTGTACTTGATTCTGTTGCGGCATTAGTTCCTGAAGAAGAATTGGAAGCCAATGTAGGCAAACAAACAATTGGTTTGGTTGCAAGATATATGTCACAGTTTTTAAAGAGGATTAATGTAAAACTTGCAAAATCAGGTGGGATTTTGTTAGCAATCAATCAAACTCGTCAGAAAATCGGCGTTATGTATGGTGACCCAACTACAACCGCAGGTGGGTCTGCCCTCAAATTCTATAGTTCAATTCGTATGAGAGTTTCAAAATCTGCTGACGGTATGATTAAAGAAAAAGGTTCAGATGAACCAGTTGGACAGGGAATTCGTGTAAAAGTAGTTAAAAACAAAACTGCTCCTCCATTTAGAACGGCTGAATTCAAAGTTTATTTTGATGGTAGAAAAATTAGTGAAACAGACCAGATTGCAGATATTGCACTTACTCATAGTTTGATTCCTCGTTATAACGCCGCAGGAGAACGTTGTGAAACAGGTAGACAGTATAAATGGGATAGTGAACCGAATTTTCTTGCTAAATCAAAAGCGGAAGTCCCTGAGCAACTTGATAAATTTCCAAAGGTTCGTGAAGAATTGAAAAAGATTATCATGAGTGGAGATATTGATAGTTATACAACAGATAGTGAAAATATGGATTCTGATATGAACGATGAAGATTTTGAAGCTCAAATTCGTGAAGATGCAGATAATATTCATGAATTAAATGAAGCTGAAGAAGAAGAAACAAGTTTTGATGATGTTTAACTGATAACAAAGGCACGGAGTTTAAAATGATTCCGTGCTTTTGTTGTATTAGTAATTTAAAATATAATACTATTGTAATTTTGAGAAAGACATAAAAAGAGGGACATATGGATATTTTTATCAATAAAAAAGTTTGGAATACATTTGATGATATTCAAAAAATAGAATATCAAAAAGAAGTATTTGATTATTATCGTTCTAATGGATTTCCATTTTATCCTACGAATCAACATTTTAGAGATAATGAATTTAAAAAATTGATGAATTTTAATGGAGAAATTTTAATAGATAAAAAATTAAAACAAACAATGCATGGGCTAAATTTAGCGTGGTCATATTTTCCAAATAGTTGGGAAATATCTTGTAATAATTTATTGACTCCTATGGAAGTTTTTAATAATGATGATAAATTCAAAAAAGTTATTGAAAAACGAATGAAAATGGGAGATAATATGTCTGATGCAGGAATTCGAAAAATGTTAAAGATTTTTACAGGAACACAATCTGTAAGCAATTTTCGACCAACATCTGCCTGTGCATTATATAATTATTTCGCCACAGATGGTATTGTATGGGATATGTCTTGTGGATTTGGTGGAAGATTATTTGGATTTATTAAATCAAAAGCTAAAAAATATATTGGAACAGAACCAGCGAGTAAAATTTATCAAGGGCTAATTAAAATTAAAGAAGATTATGGAAATAAGGAAATAGAACTTTATCAATGCGGAAGTGAAGACTTTATTCCTGATGAAAACAGTTTAGATTTTTGTTTCACTTCACCTCCATATTTTGATTGTGAAAAATATAGTGATGAAAATACGCAAAGTTATATTAAATTTCCATCACAACATTTATGGGTAGAAGGATTTTTAAAGAAAACTTTTGAAAATTGTTATCATGGATTAAAGAAAGGAAAAATTATGGCAATTAATATTGCAAATACAAAAACTTTTATTAATCTAGAAGATAAAGCAATTAAAAAAGCAGAAGAATGTGGGTTTACTTATGTAGATAAGTTTTATTATTTGCTTTCTAGTCTTTCAAAAAAATCCACATTTAAGTATGAACCTATATTTATATTTAAGAAATAAAAAAGGTATACGTAGATGTTTGTTCTCTGCGTATACTTTTTCTATGATATATCTATTTTTATTGTAAAGGAAGTGATAAATCTTGGTAGATGTTCAAACAGTAGACTTAGATTCTATGATGCGAGACATAATTAGCATTTTTAATTTAGAAGGAGTTGAGCTAGTTCGATTATCAGGTTTATTTCTAAGAGAAAGACAAATTGCGAATTATAACGATTTAACTCCAGTACAGCTAGATAAAATTGTACATAAATTAAACAAAGCAGGAGTTATTCACTACCGTTATATTTTGTATTGTCCACAATGCAACGATGTTACATACCAAATTGCAGAGCGAAAGAATCCTTTTGAAGCAAAAGTTTGTGATACCTGTGGACATATCTATATACCACAAAAAGAGTACTCATTGTTTGAGTATAAAGATTGAAATAAACACATTTTCTTGCTATAATATACATAGTATCATGAATGAAAGGATTTAAGGCTATGGATTATACGCAAGAACTAAAAGAGTATAAACATAATCTTTTTGATAAAGAAATTGGAAAGCCAGCTAGGGAATATTTAAAAAAAAGAAATATTACTCCTAAAACTGCGATTGCATGGAATTTAGGATACTGCCCGATGGATTATATGCCTGAATGTTATTCTAAAACAGAATATCCATTTTGGGAAAAGATGTGGGGTAGACTAATATTACCTGTTTATAACTCAAATGGAGAATTACTTACATTATCAGGAAGAGCTATTTCAGATGATATAAAACCTAAATATATGCATTACCAATTTCCAACGAGCTTCACGTTGTTTGGTTTGTACATTAATGAGAAAAATATTTTAAAAGATAATTATATGATTTTCACCGAAGGACAATTCGATGTTATTTCTGCATGGCAACATGGTTTAAAAAATGTAGCTTGTACGTTTGGAGCACATTTTTCAGCAAATCAGATTTTGTTAGCTTCTCGTTATACGAATCATGTGCTTGTTCTATATGATGATGATGAAGCAGGACAAGAAGGAGCTTTAAAATCTTATAAAAAATTAAAAATACATGGGGATGTAGAAGTTAAACTTTTAAAAGGAATATTAAAAAACGGTGAAGATTTAGATAATTGGGTACAACATCATAATGTATCATTGTTTCAAAAACTTGCAAAATCAAATGAAGAAGCTTTGTTGAAGTACAGGTTAAAAAAGATTATGGAATAAAAAATCCCGGAGGGACTTTCATATGAAGAAAACTTTTGTACTAGACACAAATGTATTATTATCTAATCCTGAAGCATTATTTACTTTTGATGATAATGATGTTGTAATTCCTGAAGCTGTTTTAGAGGAATTGGATAATAAAAAACATGGACATGACCAAATTAATGTGAACGCTCGTGAAGTCGCAAGAAAATTATATCACCTGAAACAAATTAATTCAAATACTTTGTTTGGTGGTATAGTTTTAGAAAATGGTGGAACATTAACTATTTGTCCTACAAGTAAAATAGTCAAAAAAAGTTTTTCTGAAGCATGGGATAATGATAAGAAAGATAACGAAATATTAAAAACATGTTTATCTTTAATGGAAACAAAAGAAAATGTTGTTTTAGTTACAAAAGATATTTTTCTTGGAATTAAAGCTGATGACCTTGGAATTAAAAATGAAGATTATAAAACAGATTCTGTTGTAGATTTGTCTGAACAATATACAGGTCAATTAGATGTAGCCTTAGCAGAAGAAGATTTCATGAAATATAACAAAGAAGGTATTATTGATATTCAGAAAGCATTTGTTGTTGAATGTACAAATAATGAATACAATGAGAATTATAATTTCCAAAAATATCCAAATGAATTTCTAATTATTCATAATGCTATGCAATATACAAAATCTACATTATTAGGAAAAATTTCTAGGAATGGAAAAGAAATTGAAAAATTACGTTATGAGAAAGAACATCCATTCGGTGTTACTCCTAGAAATGCATCACAAAAATTTATGCAAGAAGCATTAATGGCTCCGGTTGATGAAGTTCCATTAGTACTAATTAAAGGACCTGCTGGTACGGCAAAAACTTTTTATTCTTTGGCAGTTGCTTTAGAACGTATTATGAATAAACATAATAATGAAGGAGAATTTTTCCGTAAGATTCTTGTTTGTCGCCCAAATCAATTAATGGAAGAAGAAATTGGGTTTTTACCTGGTACAGAAAAAGAAAAGATTGGTCCATTACTTCGACCGATTGTAGATAATATTTGTTCTCTTGTGGATTCAAATAAAGAATCTGATGAACAGATGTTACAAAGTCAAGTAGATTACATTTTTGATAATAATTATATTGATGCACAAGCAATTGGATATTTACGTGGACGTTCTATAGATAAACAATTTATTGTGGTAGATGAAAGTCAAAATATTTCTGCAAGGGTAGCAAAGGCAATTGTTACAAGAGCAGGAGAAGGAACAAAAGTAATTTTCTGTGGGGACCCAATGCAGATTGATAATCAATATGTCACAGAAAAAACAAACGGATTAAGCTATTTAACAGAAAAAATGAAAGAAAGTCCATTAATGGCAGTCATTACAACAGATGAATCAGATATTGTTCGTAGTCAGTTAGCTAAAGAAGCAGTCAAGTATTTGGAAAATAAAGAAAACGAGGACTTTTAAAATGATTCCTGAGCAGAAAATTGAAATGCATTGGACAACAGCAAATAAAAAATATTTTGTTTCTAAAGGGTATATTTTTACAAAATTGAGAGAATCGTTTTATGTTTCAGTTTTTGATTTGCAAAATAATTCTACAAAAAAAATAGATGTTATTTGTGATAAATGTGGAAAAACATATCAGGTAATTTGGTATAATATTACTCGTAGAAAAGGAATACATGGGGAACATTTATGCATTAATTGTAAGAATAAATATTCTAAAGAATATTGGCAAAAGAATTATCATGTTAATTCTCCAATGCAGTTAAAATCTGTTCAAGAAAAAATGCATCAAACAAACTTAAAAAAATATGGATGTAAAAATGTATTTGAAAATAAAAATATTAGAGAAAAAATTAATCAAACAAATTTAAAAAAATATGGAAATGTTTGTTCTTTACAAAACAAAAAAATAAAAGAAAAAGCTAAACAGACTATTATAAAAAAATATGGTGTAGAATATCCATCACAAAATAAAGAAATTCAAAATCGTATTCTTTTAAATCGTGCAAAAGCATTAAATGGAAATACTGTAAATGTAATTACATCCAAACAACAGTTAGAACTTTGTAAATATCTTCACGGAGAAATTAATAAGTCTTGTGATAGATATAACATTGATATTGTTGTAAAAGATATTGCAATCGAATATGATGGAAAAGGACATCGACTAAGAGAAAATTTTAGTCATATATCTGAAGAAAATTTTAATAAACAAGAAGAAAAACGTGATAATATTATCATGTCAAACGGATATAAAATTATTCGTATTTCTAATTTAAAAGATATAAAAATTAACTTTAAAGTACTTGCAAAATATCTACGATTGTGTAAAAATATAGTTAAGAGAACAAATATGCATAAAGTTCAAATTGATGTAAGAGATATGTCAATTTATTATCAGAACAAAGTTATATATGGAGGAAAATATAATAATGGTGGATGAAGATGTAGTTGCAGATGTGGATTTAACACAGAGAACAGATGATGAATGGTCAGACATTTATCATGTACAACTTGTAGATGCAGTTATTGATACAGAACCTATTAATGAATTTGCATGGGCATATAAATTATGTCATTCACAATATTTTCCACGTCCTGCAAAATTAAAAAAAGGAGAAGTATATAATTACGATATTGCAGAACAAATGGAAATGCGTGCGATGAAAATTAATCGTGATTTATATACAACGGCTGATAAAGCTGAAAAACAAATTTTGGATAATGGTACATATATTCAGACAAAATATGTATTAGATTACCGTGTAAAACGCTAATAAATTATTAACCTGTTGATATATTCAACAGGTTTTTTCTATAATATTTAGTATGTTTTATATTTTCTTAATAGGAAATATAAAGTACGAGGTGAGAAAATTGTTAACAACACAAAATATTAAATATGTTATAATTGCAATCATCATAATTTTATGTGGAGTTTTCGCCGCTGTAAAAATTAATCATTATATTAATGTAAAAAATGAGCCACAGCCAACAATTATGACACAAGAAGATTCACAAAATCCATTGAAATTAAAAGAAGAAGTAAATCATAATAGTGGAGCACATTTAAATACAACACAAGCTAGAGAAGTAACAAATACAATTACAAAGATTATTGAACGTGATAGAAAACCAGATACAGTTGTTCAATCTACAGGGCAAACATATTTGCAAGATTCAAAACAATATGCAAAAGATAAAAAGGCTGATGCGTTTGTGATTACTCCTGCAAAAGGAGAAAAAAAAGAAGTGAAAGACATTAAACCAACGGATACAGTACAATTAAACCAATACAACATACAAGCATATCCAAAGAATCAAATGGGATTAGCATATTATAATGATAAGACAATAGAAGTGGATTATCAAAAACAAGTTAAAGTTTTTGGTAAACATATGTATGTTGGTCCTGCTGTAAAAGTTGATAAAGATGGGAAAACTGGTGTTGGAGTGAAAATGACGATTCCGTTTTAATAATTGAAAGGATTAAGAACATGTTTTATCGTAAGAGAAAACCTCTACTTCTAAGCTACGAGGTAGCCGTTAGGCTATCCGAGTAGCGAAAGTGGGAGATGACCAATATCAACTCTTGACTATTTTTACAAACAGTAATACAATTTAAACAAAGGAGGTGAAACAAAAATGTTGAAAGCATACAAATTCAGATTATATCCAACTGAAGAACAAAAACAATTCTTTAATCAGTGCATTGGAAATGCACGTTTTGTTTACAATCATTGTTTAAGTCTTAGAAAAGACCTTTGGAGAAATGAACAAAAAAGTATTTCCTTAAAAGAGCTTTCAAAACATATTACTGATTTGAAGAAATATCAAGAATATGAATGGCTGAAAAAGAGCGATTCTATCTCTCTGCAACAGTCACTTCGTGACCTTGATTCAGCTTTCCAAAGATTTTTCAAGAAAAAAGCTAAATATCCAAGATTTCATAATAAACATAAGAAAAATTCTTACAGAACAATTAATCAAAATGGAACAGTAGCCATTGAGAATGGCAAGCTACGCTTGCCTAAACTCAAAACACTTGTAGAAGTTAGACTGAGTAGATTTTTCAATGGAATAATCAAAAATGCTACAGTGTCAAAGACACCATCAAATAAATATTTTGTTTCCCTTCTTGTAGAAGAAAAAGATGTTTTTGGAACATCACAAGCCAACGAAGTTGGCATTGATTTAGGTATTAAAGATTTTGCCGTTTTGTCAAATGGTATCAAATATCATTTGAATACTCAGCATATCAAAAAACTTGAAAAAAAGTTAAAAAGATTACAAAAACAATTTTCAAGAACAATGCCTAAATCTCAAAACCATGAAAAGAAAAGAATTAAATTAGCAATTCAGTATGAAAAAATTACCAATTTTAAGAATGATTACTTTCAAAAACTTTCAAAAAAGTTAGTAGATGAAAACCAAATCATAGCTATTGAGAGTTTAAAAATCAAAAATATGGTAAAGAATCATAAATTAGCTAAATCTATTCAAGATTCTTCATGGAATAAATTCATAACTATGCTTGAATATAAAGCAAAATGGCAATGTAATTGCCAAGTAGTGAAGGTAGACACTTTCTTCCCTAGTTCTCAGATTTGTTCAAATTGTGGATATAAAAATCCATTGACAAAAGATTTGAAGGTAAGAGAATGGGAATGTCCGAAATGTCATGCTACGCATGACCGAGACATAAATGCAAGCATAAATATCTTAAAAGAAGGTAAAAGGCTACTTTCAGTAGCCTAAACCATATAAAAACTGTACCGTAGGGCTTACGGAATCAGCGCACTGAAAGTGCGAAAAGCCTATGGAGATTGTGTAAGACGAAATGTGATAAAATCACATACGCTACGGTCTGAGAAGTAGGAATCCTCCACCTCTTTAGGTGTGGGAGGATGTCAAAAAAAGATGTACTTTGAACAATATTAATATTGGAACGAAATCAATACTTAGTGATGATGCTAAAAAGAAAATTAGTGAAAGCAAAAAAGGTGAAAAACATCCATATTATCATAAACATTTATCAAAAGAACATAGAAAAAAAGTTTCAATATCATTGAAAGAATATTATAAAAAACATCCAAAAGAAAAAATTTCAGAAGAAATGAGAGAAAAAATGAAATTATCTCATAAAAATATTAGTAAAGAAACAAGAAATAAAATGAGATTAGCTAGATTAGGTAAACATTTTTCTCCATTTACAAAAGAACATAAAGAAAAATTGGCATTGAAACATAATATTCCTGTAATATGTATTACAACGAATAAAATTTATCAAAGTGCAAAAGAAGCACAAAAATTAACAGGTATATCAAGAGCATGTATTTGTAATTGTTGTAAACACAAGCAACAAACTGCTGGTGGATTAAAATGGGAATATTACAATAAGAAGGATAGAAAATGAGTACTACAGTAAAACAATGTAAAGTATGTATGTCAAAACATAGGGGAATTGTTGAAGCATTAGCAATTAAAAAATTTTCTCCTGAAAAAATTTATGAATACTTACAAAGTATGCAAGACCCAAAAGACCAAAAAATTGTGCAAGAAGAAAAATTAAAGCCTTCTTCTATTCGTAGACATTTGCAACGTCATTTTGATGCAAAAGATGACTTAGCTATTAAAGATGCAAGTGTACAAGCTAGAATTAAAACATCACGTAAAAATTACTATGATGGTAGAAAAATAAACATTGATAAAGCAAATACAATTTCTCATATGATTGAACTTGCTTTGGCACGTATGGAAGAGTTAGAAAATTTGTCCGATGCAAAAAAACATCAGTATACGATTGGTTATATGGGACAAATTAAAGGTTTGGTTGATGAATTAAATAAAGTTAGTGGCGCAATTAAAGAAGAAGGAAATATTGATGCTACTTTCTATCAAAACCAAATTGATACATTTGCAAAAATTGTTTTAAGTACAATTCGAGCTTTAGACCAACAATTTGATATGAATTATCAATTAGAAGTTGCATTTGTAGATGAATTTAAAAAACAATATAAAGTCTTTAAAGAAAGAGAAAATTTGATTTTAAGCGGACAGCTTTCGCCAAAAGATGGAGAAGTTGAACGTAATGTCAATACATTTAATGATGCTAGTAAAAATGTATAAATGGAGGAAGAACATTGTCTTATAAATATTACTTCAATACATATCAAGAATTACTTACTTTTATTGCTTTTGGTAAAGATTTATGGACTTGGGGTTGCATGAGTTTTATTTTAAGTTCATCTACGGGTTCAACATTGAATTTAGATACATCCAATAATAGTGGTGCAGGAATTGATTACATTACGTTTTCAAATACAATTCCATATATTTCAAATTATTATAATGATAATAAAATGCCAATTACAATGGATGTAAAATTAAAATGTCCTGAATCTTTTAGAGCACAAGCTGACCCAAGCAATTATTATCAAGCCTTTTTCTTGAATATTTTTACAAATGGTTCAATTAATTATTTAGCATTAGGGTATAACGAAAATGGCCCTGAAGCTGTGGAAGCACCATTTACTGTTTATGTTGCATATATACAAGATATGTTTGATAAATGGAAAACATATTATGCGACAGAATATGAATCTTAATATAATATCATTAAAAAGTTATGTTTTCATTTAAAAATTAAGGAGTGTTTTGTTTTGCAAGATACAGCGAAAGCAATTTTAACGATATTTAAAAATTTGAATTTTAAAGCATATTACAATGGTGAAAAATGTAGAAATGAATTATATAATGATTTAAATCGCGGAAAACATTTAAAAGCCGTTCATACAACGATTGTAACAAATGCTCTTGCTTCTGATATACAAAGAATTTTTCCTCATGCAGTTGTAGATGAGCACAATCCAATGAGATTCTTTATAGATTTTGGTAATGAAAATATTGTTATTGAATCTTTTCACAAACAGACATATTATCTTTCAGATGGTAAAACGGAAACTTTTTTGGCTTATCCGCAAGTAAAGCATGTAGATACTTTAGATGAGGATTTTGAGCGTAAAGTATTTACTATTAATTGTGTTGCACAAGACCTAGAAGAAAATAATTATTATGGTGTAAGTGCACACATTGATATGGATAAAAAAATTATTCAGACAATTCAAAAGGATAAGAAAGTTTTCTATGAATATCCAATTCGTACATTACAAGCATTTGTTTTAATGTCTCAAACAGGTTATACAATTTCAAAAGATACATTGAAATATATTCGTTCTACCATGCGTTATTTACGATTCATGCCAAGCGAATTAGTAGGAAAAGAATTAAGAAAAATTATTGTAGGACAATATGTTGTAGAAACATTTAAATTAATGAATAAATTAGGAATTTTTAATTCTAAATGCTTAATTGATAATGATAAAAAAGAAAAGATTCTTGAAACTTTTCATAATTATTCTCCTGAAAGATTTGAAGTGTTAAATAATTTTCGTATTTCAAAAGAAATTGAAATGGAATTATGGTCAGTACTATTTGATTCACAAGAACAAGCATATAAAGAACTTTCAAAATTTCATTGTTTCTCTGAAAAAGAACTTCATACAATTATGTGGATAATGAATAATCAGAATATTTGTGAATCAAAAACTGATATTGAAATGAGAAACAATATTTATAATTCACTAACTGATTTTGAAAAAGAAAACGGGATTCATTATTTAAAAGAACTTATTATTAAACTGAATCATATTTATAAAATTATACATAAGAATGATATTGATAAAAAAACATTGTCAAAAAAATTAATGTTTAATTTGTGCTGTAGGCCATATTTTGTAAATCAAATTACTTGGAATATTTCTGATGAAAATAAACAAAAATTAATTCCAAAACTATTAAATGAAGTTAACTATCCTGTAACGGAAGATGAAATAAAACAATATATTAAAATAAATTTAGGTGATGAGATGTGAAACGTTTAGCATTAGATGATGAAAATATAAAAGAAAAACCTTCACAAGATTTATTAAATGCAAGTGCAAAAGTGCTTGAAGTTCGTAAAAATGCAGTAGATTTGCTTGATATATATAAAACTTTATTCAAACATTTGAATGAAGTGTATAATGAATATCCAAATTTGTATCAGGAGCTTCAAAGAGTTGTACAATTACCAACAAATGAAGATGCAGAGCATGTTGTTGGATTTTATAAAGATTTATTGCAAGAACTTGAATTATTAAAAGACTCTGAAAATCTTGAAAAGGTAATGGAAGGAAATTCACTTGATATTCCTATTTCAGAGAATGATGATGAAGAATAATTGTATTTTTTTGATAAAGGGAGGATGTCATCAATCCTCTTTTCTTTTTGAGAAAAAAATGGATGGTGAAAAAATTGTCATATAAAGTTCAAAAAATAATTTTGCATAAATTTAACAATACAAGCAAATTATGGACAATATTATATCCTAAAACATCAGGCGATATGGTTTTAGGACAAGTTTCAGATAGTAAATTATTTGATGGACATGAAACAAAAGATTTTATGCCATCAACATTTTCTAGCTTTATGCGAGTTGTAGATACAAGTCATAAACCACAAGGATTTCTTGCAAAGAAAGCTATTTTTCATAGTGATTATGATTATATGGAAAATTATGTCAATGTAAATTTTCCATATGAAAATTCTGTATGGGTACAGAATGAAGTATATGTTGAAAATGGCTTAAAACGCTTATCTACAAGAGAATATGTAGATAATGTACATGGTATGTTAATTGGTACGCCAACACTAACAGCAACAGGAAAAAACACTTCTACAAATGGTGAAATTTATAATCACTTAGTTTATCGTGCTGAAGAAGCAGATAAATTAACATCCCCAAGGAATATTAACAATATTCCGTTTGACGGTACAAAAGATATTTTCGTTCCATTTTATATTGTTTCTGATTATCCACCTGCAAACAAAGAATTACTTTGGATAAAGGCTTCTACTCATGTATTATGTTATTATGATAAAGTAAAAAAGAATTGGTATCCAACAACAGCAGTATGGCAAGAAGAAAAAGATAAAGTTATGTAAGGACTAATCGTTAAGCATCCAAAAGCATACGCAAGTGTGTTCAAACGTGCTTAAAAGTGGACACCAAGCCTTTTAAACACGGCTAAACGATTGGTTTCAAGCCCCAGTGACTACGGGCAGGGAAACCTGCATCGTAGGATGAACTCTGTCAGAAAGTAAGGTTAAGACACACCCTCGGATGTACCTTCAGTCCGTTGCTCTGTGAAAGCCAACGAAGAAACACAGCTAATGTCCTGCCGTGGCAACATGGAAACTTATGTCCTCTTTCTGACTTTGGCAAGAAGGAAAATTCCGTAGAAATGCGAGGTAACAGAGATGTTAAATTTTAAAGAATACGCTTTCGTCTTGGACGCTAACGGACAGCAACTTGACCCGACACGGGTTAATAATGCGTGGCGGTTAGTTCGTCAGAAGAAAGCTAAACTTATTTCAAAATTTCCAATAGTTATACAACTGAATAAGGTGGTTAACAATCTTAACCAAGACAAGTTTTTTCTTGGTATTGACGATGGTTCTGTTCATGTAGGTATTGCTTTAGTTCAAAAATGCTTAACAAAAAACAAAGTTCTTTTTAAAGGCGTAATTGAACAAAGAAAAGATGTTCACAAGCTCATGGAACAGAGAAAAGCCTATCGCCGTTATCATCGGTATCATAAATGGTTTCGTCCTCAAAGATTTAATAATCGTGCTTCATCTAAAAGAACAGGGCGGTTAGCACCTTCTATCAAGCAAAAGAAACAAGCAATTCTTAGAGTTGTTGATAAACTATCTCAATGGATAAGAGTTGACCAGATTTGCTTAGAAGATGTAAAAATCGACATTCGTGCTTTAGTTGATGGTTATAAGCTTTACAAATGGCAATACCAAAAATCTAACAAACTAGACGAAAACCTTCGAATAGCAACAATTCTTAGAGATGGTTGTTGTATGGAATGTGGCAAAATAAAAACAAGTTTTGAAGTTCATCACATTACTCCACGAAAGAATGGAGGAAGTGACACTTTAAGTAATTTGATAACGCTTTGTCCTCATTGTCATCAAAAGACTTTTGGCAGGGAGCTTTCTTTAGCCGAAAGGTATTATTCCATGATAAAAGGCAAAAATCTCAAAGAGCTAAAATCCGCACAACACGTTATGCAAGGGAAGACTTGGTTTCATGAGGAACTTTCCAAGCGTAGCAAACTAATCTTAACCACAGGATGCGATACCGCAAATAAACGGTTTGACTGGAATATTGAGAAATCTCATTCCAACGATGCAATCTGTATCACGGGATTAAAGCCCGAAGAAACAGAGGTAGTAGAATATACAATCAAACCGATGCGTAGGCAAAGTAAAGCTAAAACAGACAATGTTTTAGGGATAAAACATCATGATTTAGTTGAATACACTTTCAAAAATGGTGAAACACATCGTGGTTATGTAACAGCTCTTTATCCAGAGTTAAATGCTTTAAATTTTCAAAGCAAAACCAAGCATTGTAAAAAAGTTAATGCGAAAAAATGTAAACTTCTTTGGAAATTTAATAAAATTTATTGGTTAAAATGTGTGTAAAATACACTTTTGTACACATTTGTATATGTTTTTAGAAGGAGGAGTTGTTGTATGAGCAATAGTTTTTCAAATGAACGTATCGAAAGACAAGTATTTGATAAACTAGTTGATAGATATAATGATTTAATCAAAGGCGTTAAATTATATGGTTATCCTTTACCAAAAAATTCATATTCTCCAAGCGTAACGGCATCAAAACCAATGATAGATTATCAATTGGTTTATCAAGAAGATTTAAAATATGAAAAATCTGATATGCAACCGCGCTTATATTCTTTACAAACATTACAACGTGCAATAAATTATTTAGAGAATCGTTATAGTTATAATTGTAATTGTTATTCTTTACCGTTGATGTGTCAAACTTGTCAGCATCAATGCAGTACAGATAGTGGTAGTGAAACAGGTCAATGCTCTTGTCAATATGATAAACTAAAACCTGTTTGTCAAACGTATGCATGTCAGACGTTAAAATGTCAGACAATTTCTTCTATCAAATCGTGTGAAAAATGTGAATCTTGTGAATCTTGTCAGTATTATGATACGGATGTTCCTCATTGTCAATCTTGTCAGGATATTTCTTGTCAGACACTTGCTTGTGAAGCGTTGAAGAATCAATGTACTTGTCAAACATGTGAAGGTCAATGCACATGTCAAACATGTCAAACAATTGGATATTATGATTCTTGTCAAAGTCAATGTAAAGTCTAATTTCTCTTTCATATAAATTATGTATAATATGTATGGAGGGAGAATAATGTTAAATTTATCAGGAATTATTGAAGAATCTATTGTTGATGGTGATGGAATTCGTTATGTTATTTTTGTACAAGGTTGTCCACATCATTGTATTGGATGTCAAAATCCTAGCACATGGGAATTCAAAAAAAATGTATTGATAGATGAAAATAAAATTATTCAAAAAATTAAAGAGAATCCTTTATGTAGTGGAATTACATTTAGTGGTGGAGAGCCTTTTACACAAGCAAAAGAACTTACAAAATTAGCAAAACAAATTCATACATTGAATAAAGATGTATGGGCATATACAGGATATACGTTTGAGCAATTAATCAAAAAAGATAATGAGAAAGCAGAATTGCTAAAGAATGTAGATGTTTTAGTAGATGGAAGATTTATTTTAACAGAACGTGATATATCTTTGAAATTTAGGGGTTCAAAAAATCAGCGTGTTATTGACGTACAAAAAACGCTGAAAAATAGGCGAATTATTTTAAAGTATGAATGATGAAATAGCTAAGAGTTTCAACAGCTCTTAGCTATTTTTTGTAAAAGTTTTTCAAAAAAGTGTTGACACTATTGGTGTGTTGATGTATAATAAGTATAGAGATAGGAAAAGAGATAAAAACGGGAGGTAATTAAAATGTTCCGCAACAAGAATTACGAATGGATGCTTAACTTCGATATGTATGAAGATAAATTCTTTGGCTCCATCTATTGGATGTATCTGTATGCAAAGCTGATGCATCAGGGCGACGATAAAGACCGCTATGAGCTTGAAGAAATCTACAACAGCCGTGGTCAGAACGTTCCATTCCCATTCTGCATCCTTACGAGCATCTTTGGTTTTGGTGACAGATATAAAGAAACCTGCAAAGAATTTATCCAGAAGACAATTCGTGCTTATTATGATGATAATATTGAACGTGATAATAACACAAAAATGGATAATCTTGCAAAAGAAAGAGAAGAACTTGAACGTAAAGCTAACTTACATTCATTTGGCTATGTTCGTAAAGAACTTCAGGAAGAAGCAGAAATTGAAGAAATGCGTTTGGATAGCATTCATACAGAAAAACAGAAAACTTTCAAACATGACCCAAAAAATCCGAAGCTTGTAATCAAGAGTGGTGTTGGTACTTACCTTCGTGAAGGTGTTCAGATTCTTCGTCAGGACGATGTTGTTATTAATCAGCATGGAGGTACAACAACGGTTGTTCATGGTGTGGTTTTTGATATGTATAATGGTTTTTATGCATGTGCAATTTATTGTGACAATGATAAAGATGAAAATGGTTTACCTCATGTGACTACGTTTCATTCTCGTAGATATGCCGACGTTTCCTATGAAACGTTTAGCGGATATAGAGGGCGTGTTCAGGGTATTATTTCTATGTACATGGAAACTTTAGCTCAGTCGAAAAGATGGGCAACTATTGACGGTGGTTTGGCTTTCCTTCGTAATCTTGAACAGAAAGTGGAAGCGCTTGAAGAAGCGAAACGTTCCAAAAAGTCCACTAAAAACACGACGAAAGTCTCTGCCAAAAAGGACGTAGAACCAGATGTTAACATTGATAAAATCAACAAAGCACTTGGGATTACTGATACTGATGAAGATTTAAATGGTGACATTTTCTAACGCCCTATAACAAGGCTGACTAAAGACTCGGTACTTTAGTCAGTTTTTTTATATTATAAAGACTTATGTCCTTATCTTATTTGTGTCGCAAAGAAGCAATATCTCCAAATTTTTTGTATATTAAGATTATGGATGAAAGCAATATACACAAAAAGATAAAAAAGTCTTAATTAGGTGTTTTATCTGCTTTTTGACAACAATACACGTTGCCATAAACATAGGTGTACTGAGAGGTGTTTTTCTTGATGTCGTATGTAGCTATTGCATTAATAGTCGTTGCCGCAATTTTATACGGTGTGAACTTATACTTTACAAAACTAAGAGATATTAACGCATTGAAGAAAGAAGTAGAAGAACAAGCACTCGCTTTATTCCTTTATGCTGAAAAGCAACAATGGGTAAGCGAAAAGAAATTCCAATTTGCTGTTGATTCTCTTAAAAAGACAATTGATGATACGAAACTCGCAAAAGTTATTGGAACATCAACTGTTGAGAAGTGGGTACAGGATTTATATGATTCTGTGAAGAGCAAAATAGAAAAAGAAGTTAAAGAACTTCAACAAGCGTAAGTTAAAAGATATGCTTGCATAGTGTGTGATATTGCAAGCATATTTTTTGACCCATAAATTCAAAACATATCTATCCTGTAACAATGTTAACATTTTTGTATTAAATAGGTCGGTTGACCGAAGGTGTTAGGAGATGGAAAGAGATACTTTCAATGAAGAGGTCCTTCAAAGAATTACAGCCATTGAAACAAACATGAACTTGGTACTTTCTGAACGAAAGAAAATCCAAGAAGAAATTGTGAACCTTGAAATGAAGAGTTTACAGGAGAAACAAGACATACAAGATGTTAAGGAGCAAATCAGCCAATTTAAGTCCTTAATGATAAAGATTGTTGTCGGCGTTGGAGGTATTGCAGGTAGTGTAGCAATATCAGTAATTCAAAAACTACTAGGATAACATTTGAATAATATAAACTTTATTGTAATAAAGAGTCCCTATTGAAGAATGTGGATATTTTTTGATACTTTACAAGATGTTATTTATGTTATTTGCAATAAAAAAAAGCGTATGTACATGAATGTACATACCTTTTTTTATTTTAGTGTTAATGTAATTCCGAAATAATTGAATAAATCTTTGACGTTCATAGTCATAATAGTATTACAGATATTATTGTAAACTGCATATGACATATTTGTAACTTCTGTATTGAGTGCAGAAGCATCGTAATTTGGTTTATTTTGTGTATATGCATCAGAAGCAGGTTGAATGAATTTTGATTGAATAATATTCATTAATGCGCTACCATCATTAAATAAAAGGTCTTTGAGTGTATTCGTATCATCATTTAATGTTTGCATAACAGATTTTGCTACACTTTGTGCATCTAATTGCAATAAATCACTTTGATAATCATCATTGATAATTGCTAAACGCTTCATAAAAATTTCCCCTTACGAAAGATTCTAGTACTTTGTTTATTAATAAATACATTTTGATAGATTTCAGATGTGGTATTCCATTCTATTTTTTTACCACAACGTGGACAATATATATATTCCAATTTTAGTTCTTTTCCACAGTATTTGCAAGTTAAAGAATCCATAAAGCATCACCATAAAATACATAGCTCAAATTTTTTCAAAAATAATAGAAACTTTTTTCAAAAATCTGTTGACACTATACGCGAAATGTGATAATATAAAGATGTCGAAAGGAAAGGAAAACAAAAGGAGGTAACAAAATATGAAGAGTGATGTAGAAGAAAAAATTGAAATGTGGTGTGATGCAGACCGTCGTAGTCGTATTGAAGATACTGCAAAATGCCCAACACTTCAGGAATTGATGGATTGGTATCTGACAACTTGGTTTACAGAACGTAACTAATTATAGGAGGTAATTAAAATGAGTGCAAATGTTGAGAGAAGTGGATAATTTGAAAGAAGAATGGCGTGGTATAGAATTTTTCAATAAAAAATATGAAGTCAGCAATTGTGGAAATGTTCGTAGCTTATGGTTTGGAAAAATAAAACCCATTAAATTACAAAACAATAGACACGGTTATCTATGTTTTACTGCACGAAATGGCAAGGATAAACCGAAAACTATAAGAGTACATGTAGCTGTTGCAGAAGCATTTTTGGGTGAACGTCCTGAAGGGTTGATTATAAATCACAAAGATGGGAATAAACATAACAACAATGTTCAAAATTTAGAATATGTAACTTATAGCGAAAATAATCTTCATGCTTTAAGAACAGGTTTAAGAAAAACTGCCGATATGAATAAATTGGTTGTTAAACGTGGTGAAGATAATTACAGAGCAAAGGTTACAGAAGAACAAGTAAAACAATTCTTAAAATATCATTATGAAACAGGCTATGGCTATAGAAGAGTCGCTAAACACTTTGGCGTTAGCCATAGTATTGTAAAAGATATTTTAAGTGGTAAAAATTGGAAACATGTGGATAGAGAGAGTATAAAGAAAGAGGTTGAAGAAAATGCACAACGTTGAAAATATGTTTTATGTGGATGCAGATGGTCGGCACGCTCCTTGGCACAAAATGGGGCTTCGTGTTGAAGAAGCTCCTACGAGTGAAGAAGCTCTGAAACTTGCAGGTTTGGATTGGGAAGTAAAACAGACGCCATCGTTTATTGAAGTCGATGGTAATAAAGTTCCTACCGGGGACATTGTAAATTATCGTGATACAGATAATTTCATCCTTGGTACGGTTTCTGAACGTTATAAGCCTGTTCAGAACAAGGAAGCATTTGCTTTCACGGATTCTCTGATTGGAGAAGAAGTTCGCTATGATACGGCAGGTAGTCTCGCACATGGTCGTGTTGTATGGCTTCTTGCAAAGATGCCAAATATGAATATCATGGGTGATGAATTTGAACCGTATCTTCTGTTTGCTAATTCTCATGATGGTAGCTCGGCAGTCAGGGTTACGATGACGGATATTCGTGTGGTATGTCAGAATACCCTCAATTTGGCTCTCAGACGCGCTCCTAGGACGTTCTCGTTCTTCCACAAGGGAGATATTCAGTCCAAACTTGAAGAAGCTAAGAGGACGCTCCAGCACGCAGAAGCGTATAATGAGGAGTTCAAGAAAGAAGCTCAGAATCTTTACAAAAAGAAGTTCACTCGTGAACAGGTTCAGAAAATGATGAATGACCTCTTCCCGATTCAGGGTGATGACATTTCTCAGGTGCAGGTCAATCATATGGAGATTATGCGTTCCAACTTCATTAAAATGCTTGAAGCTGATGACTTGCAGAATTTCAAAGGCACGGGCTGGCAGATTATCAATGCCGCAAGTGATTATGCATATCACGCTCGTCCTGTGAGACTTTCCAAGAACTATGAAGAAAGTCTTATGAAGAATGCAATCATCGGGAACAAATTCCTTGATAAAGCATATGAACTTGTTCTTAGTGCCTAACAAAAAAAGAAGGAGTATCAAAGCTCCTTCTTTTTGTTTGCTTGAAAAACAAAAATAACATCAGTAGAAAAGATAATACGAATCGTTAATTCGTAATTACGATATAATAGTACTCCATAAAATCCGTCTTTCATTCCAATACTACTATCTGTTTTATCTACTTTTTGGCAAAGAATATCACAAATAGCATTAAATTTATCATCAGTAATTCCATAATCACTCATGTTTGGATTAATTGCATCACTACGCATTGATTTAATGCCTAATCCATCAAATGCATCTAATAATTTGTCTAGATATTCTGTTAAATGACTTTCTATTTTATCTTCCAATACTGTATATTTTGGTGTTGTAGCTTCATTTTCATTCACTACCGTATAGGAAACTTCATTTATATCCATAATACATCACCTGTTTGATTACATCCAAAGTTGCTCGAAATAATCAAAAAAGAGTTGTTTCGCTTCTTTATAATATGTTTTATATTCTTCAAATTGTTCTTTATCGTTAAAATCAATTTTGTCTTTATCAGTTTCTTGTAATACTTCATTTAAATACCAAATCATTTTTGAAATATTGGATTTGAATTTTTCAATTGTGGTTCCATTTGGATAACCGACTGTTTTATTTTGATATGCACTTAAAAGTTTTGGTAAAGAAATTTGAGCAATTGTAGAATCTACATTATACAATGCACAAGCATCAAACATTTTTTTTACTTTGTCTTTATAATTTTGGATATTTTTTTCTTCTTCATATGGATTGACTAAGATTAAAAATCTATCGTCACCACATTTATCTAAAACTTTAAAGAGTTCACTACGATAGATACATCTATCTTGAACATTTGTATCCAATTTTAAAACAACACGATATTCATTATTTTTTAGTTCTTTTTCTATTTTTTGAACATATTTGTCTAAAAGAGCCTGATTTTCTGATTTAAAAACATCATTATAATCTAAATTTCCTTCTTCATCTTTATCTTCTGCTTCTGAAGCAGGGTCAAAATCATAAACGTGAAATAAACCCCTTAACTTTAAAAAGTTTTCTTCTTGTTCAGATGACATTTCGTTATAAAGTTCATTCAGTTTTTTCAGGTTCTCTTTCGTCAGAGCCATGTTCTGCTTCCTCCAATTCCTTATCCTGTTCTTTTGGAGTTTCTTTCTTTTTTGATTTCTTTTTTGGTTTTAAATCTTCACGAAGTTTCATCAATACTTTACCAAGAGTGTTTTTTCCTTGCTTATTTGTTTTCCCCCAAAATGGATTATCCCAAGTTGTTTGATTAATAAGTTCTTCATTTTCTGTAGCTAATAATTTATCTTTTAATTCTTTGTTAGAAAATTTTGCTTTACAAACTTGATACATTAAATCAAATTTTTCTTCATCAGTAAGTTGTCTGACATTTTTAGAACGCTTTATCATTTGAATCGCATCACGAGGGATTGCATGAGATATGATATTTTTCTGCGTAGGATTTTCTATAAGCTGTGCTAGATAAGCACAAATAGCGTTATTATAAACAATTCCATCATATTTAAATGACTGATTGAAATAATCACTTAAAAATAGATATTTGTCTGTAAATCCAATTATACTCATGGATAAACCTCCAAACTTTTATTCCAAATGTACAACATGGAATTTGAATTTGTTCTTATCCAACATCCTAGTTATGATATTGGATTGTTCTTTACTTTGAGAATAGACTTTTACACAAAGCGTTTTGTTTGTATATTCATCATATACAACGTTTGTTGATACAGGAATATTGAGTTGTTTTAATGTATCAGCTAATAGTTTTCCAAATTCCATATTTTTAGCTGTCACAACATAAATAAACATATGAGCAGGTTCTATCTTATCCAAAAATTTTGGAGGGAAATAGGAACCTGTTAAATTCGCTAAAAATACAATCAATGCGATTGTCATTTTATCAGAACTATCTGAATTTGCCATTATATCTGCTACAAAAATAAATAACATAGCAGATAAGCTGTTGCAAATAGAAGATATTAAATATTTTTCTTTAATTAAGAAAACGTTTTTTATTGTTCCTAACGCGCAATCAAAAAATTTAAGCAGAAATGTCGTTAGCATCATCTTTTGTTTCTTCACCTTCCGTATTTTGTTCTTCTTCTGAAGGGAGATATTCAACAAAAATTTGATGGATAGCGTTTTCGTCTGTCTTAAAATAATCTATCATAAATTTCTTCCCCTCATTTAGTCCATCAAGTTCTAATTGATGATGGATTTTTGTATCATAATCATGCCATTTATCAAGTTTTGGAGCATCCATTTGTGTGATAGTGCTTTTCATAATATTGTCATTCAAACCAATCATATTAATGAAAGCACCATTTTTATTATTAATTTCTTCATATACATGACGTGTAATTTCCTTTGACACAAAACGAAGGAAATCATAAATCATGGAAACATCATCGTCATAATCAATTGGAATCATACAGGAATACAAATTGTATGCTTGATGATTATAATGGCAAAAAATGCCAATACGTTTATATTCTTCTGACTTTACGATAATGTTGTGGACGTTTGTAATGAATGAAACAGAAGAATTATTCAAGTCTGCTTCACAAATTGTATTTTCATTTACTTTCATTATGATTTTCATAAATCTTTCTCCATTCTTTTATAAAATTTTGTTCAGATTTTAATAAATAACGCAAGCTATTATTAAATTGTTTTGAATCTAATGCATATAAAGAAGTTAATAACATACTATTTTTCTTTGCAATTGTTTCTTTTAAAATATTACGCATCATTTTTAAAGTATGATTGTTATAGCTATATTGTTCAATTTTATGAAATAAATCATCGTCACATGGATATTGTTTTCTATCCAAAAAATTATTAATGATATTGGTTTGCGGTTTTTGACAAGTTTTGCGAGTTGGATGATATTCCATTGTTGGTGGACATACTTTAAAAACAATATCTTTATATTTACGTCTGATATAATGACATGTTAAGGTATATTCTTTTGGAAATGCTAAATTATACATAGATAAAAGATGATACTGTTGATTATCAATAGCACGTTTAATTTCAGGTTCCAAAGTATTACGAGAAATTTTTTTATTCAAATGAATAAAATCATGAAAATTGTGTAAATCATTTTCATCATATGTAATGGTTTTAAAGAAATCTTCGTCATAAATAGAATCTAAACGATTATTTGTTATTGTTTCTGTATAAAGTTCAGATTTTTGTGATTGTATATCAGAATAACGTAAAAGTTCTCCTCCACACATACATTGATATTCTTCAATATGAAGATATATGTCAGAATTTTTATCAATATAAAATGCACGATGACATTTATCACAATAGATAGTTTTTTCTCTTGATACATCACAATATAGATAATCGTTTACTAATGTATCAAAAAAATATGTGTTTTTAATTTTGTGAAAAATACTATTTAATTCTTGACGATTTTTAAATGTATGGTTTTGATTTGTACATAAGAAATATCTTATAAAACTCTTTTTTAGCTTTTTCTCTGTGTTTAACATATAATGTTTAGAGAATTGCATACAAAAAATGTCTGACAATGAGTTGTACCAAAGTTTGATAGGATTTAATTCTTCATTGAATCCTGCAAAATGTACATTTGTAGAACATGGAATATCAAATTTATTTTTATATTCCTCTACCTCATTTCTAGCTTCTTCAAAGATGTTTTGTATTTTTTCTTCTGTAATAGGCTCTTGAATATACATATCCGATTGACCTCCGTTTGAAAAACACTTCGCACTACTAATATTATACGATAGTCACTTATGGAAGTCAATGGATAAATAACTATATTTCGCCTATTTTCTTATTAAAGACTAGAGAGAGTATATAATTCTTAGTGTTACGTTAGAGAGGAAATATATTATATGATAGAATTGCAGTATTTAACACCTATTGGGCAAGAACTTCGTAATCGTTGGATGAAAGATGAAAATGACAATTTTATTGATAATAAACTATATGCATATTATTTGTATAAAGAAAAAAACAAAACTGAAAAAGAAGGAAAGCGTTCACCATATACGTTAGAAGATATTTATGATGTATGTGGTTTGGAAGATGAATGTCCAAAAAGTAGAATTAGTCCATATCTTTGTGGATTAAGTTCAGGATATGAATTATTAGATAATGAAATTGTTTCAGATGATGAAACAAATGAATATTGTTCAAAGCAAGTAAAAAGCTTAGAAAAAACATATCAGCGTGTAAAAATTGAACAAAAGAAATTGAATATTCGTAATTATTATTCAAATTTGGCAATTCGTAATGCTGCAAAAAAAGAATATTCAAAAGAAGAAATGATAGATGCTATGCGTTTTGACGTTAGCAAATACTTTAATATTAATATAGATACATATTCTCCTACTGAAGCAAGAGTTTTTCTATTATTAAGCGACTTCCATGCAGGCATGGGGGTTAACAAAGAGTATAACAATACTTATAATAGAAATGTATTTATAGAGAGGTTGATTGAACTTGCTCATAAGACAATTTATAAACTAAAGCAAGTGAAACCACAAGTTGTATACTGTAATCTGTTAGGAGATATGATAAATGGTATAATCCATGAAGACGGTTTAAAAAATGCAAGTGAATCTAATGCATATCGTCAATGCAAGTTATTTGCACATGGAATGGCAATTTATCTCACAATGATTGCAGGTGTTGTTCCAAAAATATATGTTGCAGGTGTAAAAGGTAATCATGATAGAATGTATAAGCAGATGGACGCTTGTACAGAACAAGATACATTTTATACCATCTATATGAGGATGCTTTTGTATTCAATCAAAAGCATTAATGAACAAATTAATAAAGAAAAAGCAAAGAATAATCTTCCGCTCTATGATACGATTCAAGTAATTCCAAATAATTCTCATGCAACATCAGAAGATGAATACTTTGATATGGGATTAAGTACAAATGCTTATATATCAGGTACGGATGACAATGCTATAAAAATCATTCTTGCACATGGTGAGAATACTTCTAAAACAAAAGCGGCACAGCAATTAACAGAACTATATAATCAGCAACCTGATTATGTGTTCATGGGACATTTTCATCAAAGTGCGAAACAAACCAATGGTAAAACAACAATTTACTACAATGGAGCATTATGTGGACCTGATAAATTCGCACAGAACAAAGGATATAATTGTCCTCCATCACAAAGTATGTTGATTCTAGAGGATGGTATTGAAGATTTTATTACTTTTGAATTACAATCAGGATGGTCAAATGAAAGTGTTTTCGACAATAAACATTTTGAGTAATTGTATTAAATTAGTGTGGTGATGAAAACATGAATAATATTTTATATTTAATTCTGCATAGTCCATCAAACACAGTTTTAGAAAAAGGTACAATTATTAAGCAAGATAATAAGAAAATTTTTATTGATTATAATGGAAAACAATACGTCTATATTAAAGATGAAAAAGATGTTGGAAAAATGTTAAGTAATTCCAATGTGATTAATTTGTTTTAATATCTCGGTGGCATCAAATGAAAGAATATAAAGTCAAAATCAAAAAGGTACAAGAAAGTGTATGTATTTTTCATGCAAAAGATGAAAATGATTTAAATGAGATTGTCCAAGAAGTCATCGGGGATAATGGATTTTATTTTGAAAATCCGAAATATGAAATAGAGGTTATCAACGATGAATGAAGAAACACAATCTCAAATAGAAACTATTACGCAACATTTTAATAGCCTAGAACCATTACCTTCGCAACAAAAGAAAGAACGTAAATTTATTGACGCTCTTTTGAAAAGTTTATATCGTTATTATGGAATAATCAATCCTACATACATTTGTATCGCGGCATTTGTATTAGGTGTAATTGTAGGTATTGTTTCTATGTTATTGTATACCATGCAATAAAAAAGAGAGAAGAATTTATTTTTCTTCTCTCTTTTTTTCTTCTTTTGATAAAATAACTTCAAATGCAGGGTCAGGAGTTTTTTCTTTTTTTTCTTCATCATCTGTTTTTCTTTTCCAATTTCTATGAATTTTCTGTATTCTTTGAATTGGACTGACAGGAAGAAAACTTGTAATTTTGATTCTATTCATAGTTCATATTTCCCCTCCAACAGTTATCGTACAACAGTTATCGTACAACAGTTATCATACAACAGTTATCCTCCAACAGTTACTGTATAAATCTTTAATATTACCCTTCTAACAGTTATTACACAACTATCTTTAACAGTTATCATATAATAACTATCACACAATCGTATTCAATAGCTATTGGATATTATCTTTTTATCTAATACATAAAAAATATAATTCTAAATATCTTTTTCATAGCAATCTCATTTAAAATATGTTATACTTGTAGATAAGAAAGGAGAAAAAATTATGATATATGTTACAGGAGATACACATGGTGGATTAGATGGAAAAAAATTGGATATATTTGCAAAAGAGCATCCATATCTAACGAAGAAAGATTTTATAATCATATTAGGGGATTTTGGATATATATTTTATCCCAATGCAAATAATGAAAAAGAGAAATATCAGTTAAAGCATTTAAATACACTTCCATATAGTGTATTATTCATTGATGGGAATCATTGTATTAGCTATGATACAGATATTTTAACAGATAAAGGATTTAAGAACATTGTTGATGTATATCATGGAAATGATAAAATAGCAAATTTTGATATAAAGACAAAACATATTCAATTTGATTATCCAATAAAGAAACATAAAGTATTTCAAGAAAAAGCCATTGAAATAGATGGGAAAAACACAAACCAATGTATTAGCTATAATCATGATGTTATTATTCATAATAAAAAAGTAAAAGCATCTACTTTATTAGATAAGAACATTAAAGAAGAAGATTTTATACTTCATGGAAATATAGAACAAGATATTCAAATTTCAGATGATATGATACGTTTATTAACGAATGTAGTAATGGATGCTACAATCATAGACTTTCATAAAAAGAATATCAATTCTAATAAATGTACGATACAGTTTCATTTATCAAAAACGAGGAAGATAGAGCATTTAGAAAATCTATTAAAACGTTTATCTATTCCATATTCCAAAAGAATTTGTAAAAAGAGCAAACTTAATATTTTACAACCTTATTATATTCGGATATATTCTGATTCTGCAAGGATGATAAAATGTCTATTAAATGATGCAAAACAATTACCTGATTTTTTTAGATTTTTAAATATACATCAAACGAAAGTATTATTTGATGAAATTCTTTTTACAGATGGTTCCTATGAAGATAACAAAAAAGGAAATAATGGTTGTATATGGAATACGATAAGTAAACATGATGTAGATATTGTACAAGAAGTATTTATTAAGAATGGTTTTTACTGTTATTATAATGTTCGTCATCAAATAAGCGGGTTTCAAAATGGGAAGGCGCAATATATTGTAAATCTTTATTTAGATAAGAAAATAAATAGTTATGTGCATGTTGCATCAAAAATGTATTGTAATGATATGTATTGTTTTACAATGCCATTAGGGACGCTAATTACAAGACGGAAAGGGAAGATAGCATTTACAGGAAATTGTAATTTTTCTCGTTTAAATGCATATCCGATAGAAATGTGGAATGGTGGGAAAATACATAAAATATCAGATTCTATTTTTCATTTAATGCGTGGACAAATTTTTGAAATAGATGGAATCAAAATATTTACAATGGGAGGTGCAGAAAGTTACGATAAATTATATCGTAGAGAAGGATTTGATTGGTGGAGGGAAGAGATACCAAGCTATCAAGAAATATCAGAAATGATACAAAATGCTGATGATATAAAGAAAGTAGATTACATTTTAACGCATACTTGTACATCAGATATAGTACCGAAATTAGTAGATGGTGTAGCGATTGACCCTACGAATCAAATTTTAGATGTATTAAATGAAAAAATAAACTATAAGCATTGGTATTTTGGACATTGGCACATAGATAAAAATATTGACAAAAAGCATACTTGTCTATATAATAAAATTATACCAATAGGAAAAACATTCATGTGAGGTGAGGGAAAATGTTAGACATTCGTAAAATGAATCGAAAAGAAATTGAAAAGCAACAACGAGAAAGGTATTTAAAACATCTAAGCACTTATCAAAACAACATTAAAAAAATAGCGAAGAAAGCAAATAAAGAAAGAGAAAAATATTTACTTTCTTATAAAGACATTGGATGTATAGCAGGAATTTCAGGGGATGCAGTTAGTGAATTTTTAAGAGGTAGAAGTGTACCGAATCTAGTAAGTGTATCGGCAGTTATTCGAGCAATAGATATTTTGAAGGAGGTACAAGACCTTGATAAAGGAAAATCTCATTCGTAAAATGATAGATAACAATGCAGTAATTGCATTAGAAAATTTTTATCAATTTTGGGATATTTGCAGAGAATTTCGTCATGGATATTCTTATTCTTATAATGTATCGAATTTGAATAAAAAAGATTATGATACAATTGCAGAAAAAGAAGAATTTGTTTATCTTTGCCTAGATTCTGTAAACAATACAACGGTAGCGACGTTAAAAGATAAAAACTCTTTGTATGAGAATACAGAGATATTATCTTTTGAAAACTTCTATGATAAAAAGATTTTGGAAAAATATCATTTGAAAGTAGATACACCTTTTTATATTATTGGAAAAGGCGACAATCTATATATTTGTACTTTGGATGGAAATATCTTTTTCACAGGAAATATTGATAGTGATGAAAATATGGACAAAGAATTTCCTCCATTATCTACAGTTTTTGATATTTTAAATGGAAATATTAAAACACGAGTAAATGCAAAGCCAATCTTAGGAAAGAAATATTATTATGTAGAATATCCAATTACAGAAGATATGAAGCTGAATAAAGACAACTTCAAGATTTGTAAATCTGTATTTGAAAACTATTCAGATTTACTTCGTTGGAAAGCGGGGAATTTCTTCTATTCTTTGGAAGATGTCAATGCATTTGTGACAAAATAAAAAGAGAGATACTTTTTGGTATCTCTCTTTCTTTTAATATTTTTTTAGTTTCCTTGAAATATCTTTGATATTATTATCATATTCAAAAGATTTGTATAAAGATGTCTCATAAATGAATTGAGCTTGTTTTGTTAAAAGATTGCATTTCTTTTTCATATCAGAGTTAAACTTTTGAAATGCTTTTTTACGTGCAATTGTTTTTCCAATATCAATATCGAATGGAGTAGATTCATCAGGAGCATATTTTGCAGTTCCTGTATATTGGCTAGAAAGATATAATTTGTCTGTATTGATTTGGAAAATGTTATTTGGTGTGCCATGTAAAAGTTTCTGAATGTGTTTAATAGCACAGTTTTTTAATTCTTCTCCTTGAATTGTACAAGTGATAATTTTATTCTGTTCATCAACATCATATGAAATCATATAATTTCCTCCTAAGATTTGTTTTGATTTATTATATACAAAAATATGATACTTTGTCAAGTAAAGTCTATTGAAGAAAAGCAATAGATTTGGTATAATAAGAGAAAAAGGAGTGGATAAGGATATGAAAAAGAAAAAATGGAAGAAGAAAATAAAAAAGCAAAAGAAACAAATAGACTTTTTATATGATGTTATGGCGAAATTGATTTACAAAATGAAGGATATGAAATGAGAACAATTATTTGCAGATTTGAGAATCAAGAAAATTTAGATAAATTCAATGAATTGAATCATTTTCAATTAACAAAGAATACAAAGAGTTGTAATTTAGATACAGGTGTATTTGTAGAGAAACGAAGTACAAATAGTACATTTCATGTAGATGAAACATGGAAAAAGTATTGGATAGATATGCCTGAATTTTATGAGCCGAAAAATGAAGCGTATGCAAAGATAGATTTTGAAACAAAAAAAGATATAGAAGAGTTATCAGAAATCTTTCAACAGAAGATAACAGAGAAAACAAAGTCGATTTGGTTTCCAAAGTTAGCACAGCATACAAAAACTTTATATCGTGTAGTAGGAGAAGGAAAGAATCAGTATCCTATTTATATTGTTAGCAAAGGACGTGCAGATATAAAGAAATGTTTAACTGCGAAATGGTTAAACCAATTAGAGGTAGAACATTTTTTGGTAGTAGAACCAAATGAATTTGAAAGCTATGAAAAAGCATTTCAGGATATGAAATATACAAAGTTGTTAATCTTGGATATGAAATACAAAAAAGATTATGAAACTTTGGATGATAGAGGAGATACTATAGGAAAAGGTCCTGGTGGGGCTAGAAACTTCTGTTGGGAACATTCTAAGAAATTAGGATACAAATATCATTGGGTCATGGATGATAACATCGACTGTTTTCATTATTTAAACCATAATACAAAGTTTAAAGTAAGAACAGGTTTAATTTTTAAAATAGCAGAAGATTTTTTTACTCGTTTTTCTAATGTAGCATTTGGGAGTTTGAATTACTCTAAATTCGCAAAAGAAAATGATAGACTTCCTGCGTATGTTAAAAATACGAGAATGTATTCTTGCATCTTTATTCGGAATAACGTACCTTTCCATTGGAGAGGAAGATACAATGAAGATACGATTTTATCTTTGGATGCCTTAACAGAAGAATGGTGTACGATACAGTTAAATGCCTTTTTAGCAGATAAAGTTACAACGCAAAGAATTTCGGGCGGTAACAATGAAATGTTCTATCAAAAAGAAGGAACAGAACCGAAATCAGAAATGCTTGTGAAAGAATATCCTCAATATGCAACAATGGTATATAAATTTCATCGTGCACACCATCATGTGGATTATTCTTCTTTTACACAAGAATTGGAATATCGTAGTACTTATCAGAAAAAAGAGGGTATCAATAACTATGGTATGAAAGTTGTTAAGATACCTGAAGAATGGTCTTTGGATGTTCACAAAGATTGCAATTCATATATCTTACAACATTTAGATGAAACAGAAAAAGTGCTTTGAAATAGTTGCCTTGAAATATAGGCAACTTTTTTAAAAACTTTTTTCAAAAAACTGTTGACACAAATAAAGAAACATGCTATTATAATGGTACATAG